TCGAGATGTCGGAGCGGGAGCAGCTGAGTACGATGCTCACGGAGAATATGCAGCGCAGCGATCTGACCGTCTATGAGCAGGCGCAAGGCTTCCAGATGATGCTCAACATGGGTGATTCCGTAGCTGAGATCGCAGAAAAGTCCGGTTTTTCGCAGACCACCATCCGACGCCGCGTGAAGCTGCTCGACCTTGACCGCCAGAAATTTCAGAAAGCCGAAGCCCGCGGCGCAACGCTCAATGACTATCTGGAGCTTGACAAACTGGACAGTCCCGAAGACAAGAACAAGGCCCTTGACGCCATCGGCACAGCAAATTTCAACAGCGTTCTGAAAAGTCTGATTTCCGAGCAGGAAATCCGAAAGAAATTTGCTGAATGGACTGAAATTGCAGACAAGTTTGCATATCAGATTGAAAGAACCGGCGAGTTCAACGGTCAAAACGTCGGTATGGTCTATTGCGACGGGTATCACCGCTGGGATTTGAAAAGAGAAATGACCGTGCCGGAGGATGCTAACGACGTTCGTTACTTCTACAGGACAGATTCGTCCGGAATCATGCTCTACAAGGAGCGCCAGCAATCGCAGCAGCCAGACCCCGAAGCCGAAGCCCGCGAGGAACGGCGCCGCAGAGACGAACAGGCCGAAAATGAATTTGCGGAAGCCGCGGAGGCCCATTTTGAACTGCGCAAGGATTTCATCAAAGAGCTTCCGAACAGCGTATTCAAACAGCACATGAAGGAAATCGCCTTGTTCTGCGTGGCAACGACAGAGTCAATCGACGGTGGCTACTGCAATTCCATCAACCCTCGGCTCTGTGCCCAGCTCCTTGGCATGAGACTTTCGCCAGACGATGAAAACGAAGATTTCTGCGATATGGGCTTTGTCCGCAGCGCGGCGGAAGCCCAGCCGGAAAAGCTGATTTTCTGCTGCTGCTATTCTGCCCTCGATGACGAGGACATGAGATACTACCGGCGCGTGTGGAACATGAACCACTACGAATATGAGCTTTGCGAAAATTCGGACTTGGATCACATCTATGAAATCCTCGAAACGCTCGGCTATGAGAAGTCGGACGATGAAGAAGAAATGGCAGAAGGTACGCACCGGCTCTTTGACACATACGGTGCGCAGCCGGACAAAACTACGGAGGATTCCGATGATGAGTGATGTTTTGACCGAAATGTGCGTCTTGGGCGGCTGCGCCGCCCATCGCGCCATCACGGATGCCTGTAAGCATTGCGGCAATTACCGGGCCGAGATCGAGCGCCGCCGGGCGCTTCCTCTGACGGACGGTACAGACGGACTAAGATTCAAGTGCGTTTCTCAAAATTTGCAGACACAGGCGCTAAAAGGAGGTCAGCATGAGCCAAAGACGTGAAAAACGGAAGCGCCGTGAGCGGCGCCGGGAGTATGCGCTGGAACTTCGGTGCTGGCAGCGCAATGAGCCACCGAAGATTCTGTTCTGGCGCTGGCGCAAATGGTATCGCTCGAAGCCGACATTGAAGGATGGTGGGCATTGGAGCGTAAAAGGCACGTGGAGGATGTTCTATGATTAAGACGCTTCTACTTGGAATCGGAGCTATAGGACTTGGCTTGACTCTTGCGCTTCTGCTCATCTTCACCTACATAGGGATTCGGGAGCTTATTTTCGAATTGCGGATGAAAAAGGTTATGCGTTTTCTCGATACGCCAGAGGGCAAGCAGAAGCTAGAAGATCTTTCGGACGCGGTTAGCCGGGAAACCGGCCTGCCGAAATGGGCGCTTTTCTGTGGTGCCGATGAGTTTGGCAACATCATCGTTTCGCCAAGATCACCTGATGCTCATATCGAACAATACGAAATGGAGGATGAAAACAATGGCCGCTTGTAAAGCGTGCATGGCTGCGCTCGTCTGGATTACGACGCCAGCCGGGAAATCCATCCCCTGCGATGCTACCCCGCGCTACTACATCGAAAAGCCGCGCGTCGGCAGCAAGAAAATTGTCACCCCAAACGGGCAAGTGCTTTCGTGCGAATACACGGAAGACCCGGCCAAAGCAACCGGTGTGGGCTATGTGCCGCATTGGGCAACCTGCCCATATGCTAGACAGTTCAGGAGGAAGCAGAATGGATAAGCTCACATGGTACGACAATGACGGACGGATTATGTGCCGCCGCGGATATGAGGTTGCGTTGGCTCGTCTGGCTTCTTACGAAGCTACGGGGCTGACACCGGAGCAGGTGGTGAACGCCAAAACCATTATAGAATCCGCTTTCGCGGATGATACATCGAAAGCCGAACGAATCAGAAAGCTGCTGGCTGCTGACGGAGAAGGGCGCGTTGTGGTGCTGCCTCCCTGCAAATACGGCGATACACTGTACTGCCTTGAAAATGGAAAGATCTATCCAAAAACCATTACCCAGATAGCCTTTTACCTCCAAGATACACTTCGCACCATAATCATATCCGCAAAAAACTACCGGGGCGAGACGAATGGCTTTTTGGCAAGCGAGCTTGGCAAAACCATGTTTCTCAGCTTAGAAAAAGCCGAGCGGGCTTTGGAGGAACAGAAAAATGTCTAAGCCGAAAAAGCTGGGTATGCCAGCCGCCTACACCTCGAATGCCAGAGCTGATTTCCTGCGCCGCCCGAAAGCGGCAGAACGTCGGAAATGGACTGTCGCAAGCGATGATCGGCTGGAACGTATGGAACGGAAACGTATGGAACGTGAAAAGGAGGCTGTGAGGAGCAATGAATGATACTCAGTTTGCTGCACGGCTCCGTGCTGCACGTGAGGAAGCTGGATTGACACAAGCTGAACTTGGTGCGAGGATTGGCGTTTCAGGCTCAATGATCGCACAGTATGAAAGCACATCCAGCTACGCGCGAAATCCAAAGCCAGTCACGATTGAACGATTCGCAGAAGCATTAAGCATTCCAGTGTCAAGGTTGCTCGGACTTCCCTATGGTGAGGGTGTCCGTCTGGTACGTTACCCTTGCAATATTTACACTGGCGATTCCAACGAGCCTGCCCTCAAGGGAGAAATTATATCAGCGCACCGCTGCCCGATTTGCAGAAGCAAAGTCAACGGTTTTCGCGATAATTTCTGCTGGAACTGTGGCGTGAAATTTATCAGGAAGGAAAGAGACACATGACAAGAAAACGTGCTGTTAAGCTGCTGATGGCCCGCGGATACAGCCGCAATCGTGCAAATAGGCTTATGCGGTTCAAAGTACCCGGCGACAGCAATTTCCAAGCATACAACGCATATCTGCGCTGCGAGAGGATCTGCGATAACATTGCTCGGCTCTCACGTTGTTTTTTCGATTTCGGCGTTTCCACGGACGCTCTCACCGAAGCGCTGTCTTCTATGTCTAAATTGATGGGAGGGAAATAAGTAATGAACGAAAAAGAAATTCTTAAATCGGCGCTTTCTCTCTATGGAAGCACCGCTCAGACGGTCGTTGCCATTGAAGAACTGAGCGAATTACAAAAGGAGCTTTGCAAAAGTCTTAGATTCGGAGCCAACAGGCAGCACATTGCCGAGGAGATCGCAGACGTACAGATCATGCTGGAACAGATGATGATACTCTACGAATTACACGTCGATGTTGCGGAGTGGGAATGCAAAAAGGTCAACCGGCTGCGGGAACGGCTGGCTCAGGACAGTATGGACGCGAGGCGATGCGATGCCGAGGATTGATGAATTGACCTGCCGGTTTTGCGGCGCGGACAGCCGCTGCAAGGTCGAGGAAGTATATCTGCGTCCAAGAACACCGCCTATGTTTTGCGTCAGGTGTTATAATTGCGGTAGAGCGGGCAAGCCAAAAGGCACGAAGAAGACCGCGATCCGCGCGTGGAAGAAGACGAAATAACGATGGAAAGGGGCGGCGCACATGACTCTGGCACAGTTGAATGAGCATCTGGATCTTGTTCAGCAGCTTCAGAAAACAGAAGAATTGATTCAGGGCTTGTGGGATGCTGCCGTTCCCGGCGCACAAAAGCTGGATGGAATGCCTCATGCTTCGGGCGTCAGCGATAAAGTTGGTGTCCTTGGCGCGGAGATCGCGGACATGGAGACGCAGCGCGACGCTCTGAAAGAGCGGATTGCCCGAAGTGAGGAAACTGTCGCCGTCTGGATCGCAGGAATCGAGGACAACACGACGCGCCTTGTGTTTCGGCTGCGCTTCATCCGAGGTATGCCGTGGAAAACAGTTGCAAGTGTGCTTGGTGGCCGAAATTCCGAGGATGGCGTCAAGTCTATATGTTATCGCTTTCTCGGAACTTGCCCCGACACGACGCGCTCTGGCGCTCTGTGACGCTTGCAATCACCCCTAAGATGTGATTTCATGTAAACTGTAAAATTCCAAATCAAGCCGGGCGGCGCTCCTTCGGGGGCGCTGCTCATTTTATTCGGAAGGAGGACTTGCCTCCACGATGCTCCTTGCGTGGAGGATGGCTCGGACCTGCGGCGTATCGCCATCGCTGCCGGCTGCGGGTACATCGAAAAAAGGAGGAAACCCTATGTTGCTCACATGAGCGGCGCGGGGTCAGCAGCAATGATCTATTTGCAAAACAACGTATTCGATGAAGCATTGGAGCGGCTGCGGATGATCTTCGACGGCCACGACGATGTGATCGTCAGTATGTCCGGCGGCAAGGACAGTACCGTTCTGTTCCGCATGGCGCTTATGGTTGCGCAGGAGCGCGGCCGTCTGCCGCTCAAGGTGTTCTGGCTCGATCAGGAAGCCGAGTGGCAAGCGACGGTGGACTATATGCAGCACATCATGGAGCTGCCCGAAGTCACGCCGTACTGGTATCAGATTCCCTTTGAATTCACAAACACGCTCTCCCCGGAGAAGAATTTCATCAGTGTTTGGAATCCGGAGGACAAAGCGATCTGGATTCACCAGCAGCACCCGCTCTCCATCAAGGAAAACCCCAGCAGCGAAAACCGATTTCATGAGCTTGTCAACGTCCTCCCGTCCTACTGCACCGATTCTGAGAATTGTGCCGTGCTGGTAGGTATGCGCATGACGGAAAGTCTGAACCGGCGCGTTGCCATCACGCAGCATGAGGCCCGATACAAAGGCGTGACGTGGTGCAAGAAGAAAGTCGGCAAGTGTCAGGTGTTCTGGCCGATCTACGATTTCACCAACGATGACATCTGGACGGCCATCGCTCGGAATCACTGGGCGTACAATCGTGTCTATGATCTGCAATACCAGTGGGGCTTGGCGAAGGAGGCGATGCGTGTTTCGGCGCTCATCCACGAAACCGCCTGGCACTCGATTGAAATGCTGCAGGAGTTTGAGCCGGACACCTACAACAAGTTCATCCGTCGCGTATCTGGCGTCGGTACATTCGCCCATACCTTTGACAGCGGTGACATCATCCCGCGCCAGCTCCCCTTTGCGTTCCGTTCGTGGCAGGAATACCGCGACTATCTGCTTGCCAATATCGTGAAGCCCGAATACCACGAGCTGTTCCGAAACCGCTGGAAGAATCAGACCGGAGACGAATGGTATCGTGTCCATGTCAAAGAGATCGTCCTGAATGATATTGATGGCACGAACAACGCAAATGCCCGCTCCCGTTTCCGCATCCGGGAAAAGGCTCCCACCTATCGCAAACGCGACGCCGCGCAGTTTGAGCAATATATGGGCAGCAAGAAATGATTTCAGATCAGCCCATTCATCAGGTCGAGTGGATACCCATTGAAAAGGTCCACGCAAACGACTACAACCCCAACAGTGTCGCCACGCAGGAGATGAAGCTGCTTTATCGCTCCGTCAAAGCGGATGGCTACACGCAGCCCGTCGTTACCATCTACGACGAAAAGAAAGACCGGTATGTTATCGTCGACGGCTTCCACCGATACAGCATCATGCGCAGATTCAAAGACATCTACGCTTCATGCGAGGGGAAGCTGCCCTGTGTTGTGCTTCATGGCAAGACCATGAATGATCTCATGGCCTCGACAGTCCGGCACAACCGCGCCAGAGGCAAGCACTCCATCAACGGTATGTCCAATATCGTCATGGAAATGCTGATGAACGGCGCGACCGATCTGCAGGTCTGCAATGAGCTTGGCCTAGAACCGGAAGAGCTAGTGCGCCTCAAGCACATCACCGGATATGCGAAGCTCTACGAAAACAATTCATTCACACGCGCTGCGATCTCCGAGAATCAGGCACGTCAGCTTCAGAAGTATCGAAAGGAGGCTGGCACTGATGGAGATTGTTAATCAGATCGTGATGAAGAAGATTTCCGAGGTCAAGCCCTATGTCCGCAATCCCCGGAAAAACGATAAGACGGTCAACCTGCTTGTCGAGATCATTCCGAAGGTTGGCTTCAACGTGCCGCTGGTCATCGACCGCAACGGTATCATCGTCAAAGGTCATGCCCGTTATGCTGCCGCCATTCGGCTCGGCATGGAGGAAATACCCTGCGTCGTAACAGACGCCGACGAAGAAACGATCAAGCTCGACCGTCTGGCCGACAACCGCATTTCCGAATTCTCCGAGTGGATCAACGACGAGCTGCTCCACGAGATCGATATGCTCAACCTTGACTTTGACTTCGATCTCGAATCCCTTGGCTTCCCCGCTCCCAGCGACGATTTTGACGCCGATGCTCTTTTCGATGATGGGGTGGTCGGTGAATCCGAAGAGGACCGCCGTGCCAGATACCAAGCCTATCTGGATAACGCCGCAAAGGAAGAAGCACAGAATGTTGCAATCACCACGCAGGAGCAGGTAGACCGCGCCAAAGCGTCCGCTCTGAGCGTAGCCGAGAAGCCGCCCAAGTATGCCAAGGTCGTTTGTGAGCATTGCGGCCACGTCATGTTCATCAAGGAGGGCGATGCACTTTTCTCCACCGAACAATCGTAGCCCCGGTAATTATTCGTAAGGGCTGGGTGGGTATGCAGCCAATCCCCTGTCAAATCCGTACAGATGTGAGGCGATAAACGATGCAAGAACAAGAGAAGATTCCTGTCTGGGTGCAGATCGTCAATGGAAAGACGGTGTGCATCTGCCATCGAGGGCGCAAAGGCTGCAAGAAGCCCTGCGAGAAGGACGTTGTCACGCGCGATAAGTTTGCTGGGTGGCAGGGTATCATGCGTCGTGATCGATTCGGCCGCTGAAAAGGTACTGTCGGGAGGGGGCGGCATCTGTTGCGGGCTCGACGACCCCATTTTTCGCCTAGTTAGTTTCCTGTTTTTCTGGTAATTTCGTTACGATTACCGCTGGAATATGTGCTGGTATCGAGGCAGATACCGCGCATTTTTCATACCACGGCGCGGGTGAGGCATACCGCGCCGACCTCCTAATGTTCATATGGTCACATCGGGGTAAGGACCACGCCCGTGCAGCACGGGTGCCGCGGTGGAATTCCGCTGAGCCCCATCAGAAAAAGCGTGAAAGGAGTTTGCTATATGGCTGAAACGAGAATCAAGATCGATGCCGAAGCTGAAATCAGCACGACAGCGCTGGCCGCGATCCTCGGCGTGACGGCGCGGCGTGTGCAGCAGATGGCGCAGGACGGAACAATCGTTCCGGTGCGACGCGGCTACTTCCAGCTCGGCGACGCGGTTCAGCGATATATCAATTTCCTTTTCAAACCGCAGATCAGTGAGGCCGAGCAGAAGCTGGAAACAGCGAAGCGGCAGTCCGAAGCGCAGCTCAAGCTCTCCAAAGCTCAGCTTGCGAAGATGGAGGTCGAGGAGCTGAAAGGCAAGCTGCACCGCTCGGAAGATGTGGAGGGCTTCACGGAAGATCTAATTTACACCATCCGCGCTGCGCTGCTGTCGCTTCCGGGGCGGCTGTCGGTTGACGTCACCGCCGCGCAAAGCCCGGCTGAGGCTGCCGAGATCATCCGCAAGGAAGTCCATAAGGTCATGCGCGAGCTGGCTGCGTATCACTACGACCCTGAGAAATACGCCGAGAAAGTAAATGAGCGGCGCGACTGGAGCAATGCGGGGCGCAGCTATGACGAAGAATGAGGCAGCGGCCGATGCGCTGAAAAAAGCCGAAGCCGAACGCCAAGCCAAACGGCGCGGCGCGGCACGTCTGAACAAGGCCATGCGCAAGGCGCTGGCCGGTATGACGCCGCCTGATGACCTTACCGTCACCCAATGGGCAGAAACCAAGCGCCGCCTCTCTGCCGAGAGTGCAGCCGAACCCGGCCCGTGGCGCACGGAGCGCACCCCCTATCTGCGTGAGCCGATGGACGCTTTCACAGACCCAAAGGTGCGGCACATCGTCATGGTGGCCGCATCGCAGGTCGGCAAGTCCGAGTTTCTGAATAACTGCATCGGCTACATCATTGACGAGGACCCCGGCTCTATTCTGTTCATTCACCCCACAACAATTGACGCGCAGGAGTATTCCAAGCTCCGTATCGCGCCGATGCTGCGTGACAGCCCGGCTCTGCGGCAGAAGATCGCCGCGCCGAAAAGCCGTGACTCTCACAATACGATTCTCCAAAAGGCCTATCCGGGCGGCATCCTTACGATGTGCGGCTCGACCGAGGCTCACGCGCTGGCATCAAAACCTATCCGCTATGTGTTCGGCGACGAACGCGACCGATGGGCAACGAGCGCCGGCAATGAGGGCGATCCGTGGGATCTGGCAATGGCCAGGCAGACCACGTTCTATAATGCGAAGGCCGTCGAAGTATCAACTACGACGATCAAAAATGCCAGTGCCATCGAAGCTGCCTACTACACAGGCACGATGGAGCGGTGGAACTCCAAATGCCCGCATTGCGGCGAGTACCACGAAATCCGCTGGTCTGATATTCGCTTTGAGTACGACGAAATCATCGTCTCTCACAAGAAGACCTACAAGGTCAAGAAGGTGTACTACACCTGCCCCGGCTGCGGCTGCATTTCCACGGAAGCGGAGATGAAACGCGCCCCGGCAAAATGGATTGCCGAGAATCCGGAAGCCTACGGCCAAGGAACCCGTTCTTTCTGGCTGAACGCTTTCGTCAGCCAGTGGGCTTCGTGGGAATCTATCGTCCTTAAATATCTCAATGCGCTTGGCAGCACGAAAAAGATGCAGGTCGTTTTCAACACCTGCTTCGGTGAGCCGTGGGAAGACCGCGGCGACATTGAGGATGAGGATTCGCTGCTTGCTCGCCGCGAGGACTACGGCAAGGACAAAAACGGCGAGCCGGTCGAGCTGCCGCCGGGCGTCCTCGTTTTGACGGCTGGCGTTGATACGCAGGATGACCGCATGGAGTATGAGATCGTCGGGCACGGGTTCTTCGGCGAAACATGGGGCATTGAAAAAGGAATCGTCATGGGGCGCCCGGATGATGACGCCACATGGAACAAACTCGATGAAGTTGTGTTCGACCGTGTGATGCGTTTTGAGAACGGCGTCGGCCTGCGGGTGTCTATGTCCTTCGTGGATGAGGGCGGTCACTTCACGCAGAGCGTTCGCGCTCAATGCAACGCCAGAATCAGCAAGAAGGTATTCTGCATCAAAGGTATGCCAGGACAGGATAAGCCCTATATCTCGCCGCCGAAAAAGCAGAAGATCTTCGTCAATCAGATCGCTGTCGGCACCTGCTGGCAATATCAGCTCGGCGTCGATTCCGGAAAGGAAATCATCATGGATAATCTGCGCGTACAGACGCCCGGACAGAAATATTGCCATTTCCCGAAGCGCGACGATTACGGCAGCGCCTATTTTGCGGGTCTGCTGTCGGAAACGAAGGTTTATGATCCGAATAAGAAGCAGCCGTGGTCGTGGAAGAAGATTCCCGGACACGAGCGCAACGAGCCTTTGGACTGTCGCAACTACGCGCTGGCCGCGTTCAAGGCTCTGCCCAAGAATCTTGATGAGATTGACCGCCAGATCAAGGCCGCCTCCGGTGTCCGTGTGCCTGCTCCGCCCTCGGCGAACATCACACCGCCGAAGCGCCGCGCGGCGCAGCGCGGCAGGCAGAAATACTACGACGATTGGTAAGGAGCGTGTTTTATGGCAAGCAGAATCATCATTGAGAAGCGGCTTGCGTTCCGCGAAGCGGCGCTTGAAAAGCTCTACGACGCATACACGGCGCTGGTAGACGGCGGCGTAAAATCCTACATGATCGATGACCGGCAGCTCACCCGTTTTGATCTCCCGGCGCTGTCTGAGGAAATTAAGCAGATGGAGAACGAGATCGATCAACTGACCTCGGAGCTGAACGGCAGCAAGCGCCGCAAGGCATTCGGCGTCATCCCCCGCGATTGGTGACCTTTTTCGTGAGGCCACGAAAATGATAAATACAGCAATTCGCCCGAAAGGGCTTTTGCACGGACAGTCTGGCGGAGTTTTCTCCTTTCGCCGCCAGACCGTCCGTTTTCTATTTCACAGGAGGCGAAAGCATTGAGCAAGAAAAACTACCGCCGGAGCGCCGCGCCGTATGTCAAGGGGTATAGCGAAGCCGGTGCGAGCGTCACCCGGCGCGCGCTCAAAGGGTTCATCCCAGACAGCGGTTCGCCCAACGAAGATATTAACCGCAACAACGCCACGCTGCGCCAGCGATCGAGGATGCTTTATATGGCATCGCCCGTGGCCACGAGCGCCATCAACACCAACCGCACAAAGGTTGTCGGTACCGGCCTGACGCTGAAAGCGACCGTCGACCGTGACCTGCTGGGGCTTTCTCCGGAGGCGGCAAAAGAATGGCAGCACAAGGCCGAGATGGAATTTCGACTCTGGGGCGGTAAAAAGCAGAACTGCGACGCGCTCGGCCTGAACAACTTCATGGCTCTGCAGCAGCTCGCGCTCAAATCGTGGCTCATGTCCGGAGACGTGTTTGTCCTGGTGAAGCGTTACCCGGCGACGCCGCTGAATCCATACTCCATGCGGCTGCACGTCATTGAGGCAGACCGTGTTTCCACGCCTACCGACTTCAGCGGAGGCTATACCTACGGCGGCTTCGTGGACGCTGTCGTTCCGGACGGGAGGCCCGGCGCCGGTCACCGCGTTTTCGACGGCGTGGAGGTCGACAAAAACGGCCGCGTCGTTGCCTATTACATCAGTAACACCTATCCGCACCAGATCACGACCGAAAAACAGGAATGGACGCGCGTCCCGGCCTACGGCGAGCGCACCGGCCTGCCGAATATCCTGCACATCATGGACAGCGAGCGTCCCGATCAGTACCGCGGCGTTCCGTATCTGGCACAGGTTATTGAGCCGCTGCTGCAGCTTCGCCGCTACACGGAATCGGAGCTGATGGCGGCGCTGGTGCAGAGCTTCTTTACGGCATGGATTGAAACGGAAACCGATCCGTCCGGTACGCCATTCAATGAAGTCGGCACAGGAGACATTGCCGGCGTTCCGACTGCCAGCCCGGATGGTGCTGGTGCAAGCAATATCTCCGACGATCCCAACGAGTACGAAATGGGGCCGGGTACGGTAACGCACCTTGCTCCCGGCGAGAAAGTCAACTTTGGCAGTCCGAACATCCCGACCGCAGGGTTTGAGACGTTCGTGAAGACAATTTGCCGCTTGGTCGGCTCGGCGCTGGAACTGCCTTATGACGTACTCATCAAGGAATTCAACAGCTCCTACTCTGCAAGCCGCGGTGCGCTGCTGGAAGCATGGGAAGCGTTCAAAATGCGCCGGTCTTGGTTCGTGAACGACTTCTGCCAGCCGATCTACGAGCTGTTCATGGCCGAAGCTGTTGCGCTCGGACGCATCAATGCTCCGGGCTTCCACACAGATCCGCTCTTGCGCGAGGCGTGGTGCGGCGCTCGCTGGATTGGCCCCGTTCAGGGTTCCCTCGACCCAAAGAAGGAGGCCGAGGCCGCTCTGATGCTGACCAACCGCGCCATCAAGACGAACGATCAGGTTACGCGCGAAATGTCTGGCGGCGACTGGGAAGAAAATGTCGATCAGCTTGCGCGTGAAAATGAATTGCTCGCAGCCATCGGGAGCGTACAGCAGCCAGCAGAAAACACACCGCCTGCGAGCGGTGAAGAGTGAAGGAGGAATCGGGCATGAAAATGAAAAATGCGCCGGCTATTTCGATCAGCAAAAAGGTCTATACCATGGCCACTACGGATGAATCTGGCAGCTCGGCCGAGATCACCATGTATGGCGACATCTATGAGCAGCAGCCGACAAACTGGTGGGGCGAACCCATCGAGGGGCAGTACATTCTGCTCAGTGAGTTTTTGGAGGACCTCAAGCAGATTTCTTCCTGCAAGAACATCACAATCCGCATGAACAGCTACGGTGGCGATGCCGGAGCCTCAAATATGATTCATAACCGCCTGCGGGAGCTTTCCCGGAGCGGCGCAAAGCTCACCTGTATTGTGGACGGCGTAGCCATGTCGGGCGGCAGCATCATCATGTGCGCCTGCGATACGGTCAAGGTCAATCCGTCCAGCATCATTATGATTCACAAGTGCTGGCAGTTTCTTTTCGGCGGCTATAACGCCGATGAGCTGCGGGAGCAGGCTACGCAGCAGGACGCATGGGATAAGATGCAGTCCGAGGTCTACAAGCGAAAAACCGGGCTTTCCGAAACAGTCATCATGCACATGATGGCAGATACAACCTACATGACAGGTCGTGAGGCCATCGAAAAGGGCTTCGCGGATGAACTGATTGAAGATGCCGAGCCTGTCGGTATCGCCGCCAGCGCGGATGGGCGCAGCCTGTTCGTGCGCGGCAAGCAGTTTCACCTCGCTCCGGGCATGTTTGCCCCGGACAACATTCCTACGGTCGATTCCGAGGCAGCGGCCCCGGTTGAGGCGAATAAAAACAAGCCGGAGAATCCCGGCGAAGAAGGAGGAAACTCTATGACACTGGAAGAGCTCCGGGCAAAATACCCGGACGAAATTGCTCAGGCTGAAGCTGCTGCACGGGCCGCTGTCGATCACACCGAAGCGGTCAATGCGGCGGTTCAGGCCGAACGGGAACGGATGCAGGAAATTGACGAAGTCGCCAGCCTGCTCGATCCTGCCGACGTGCGCGAAGCCAAGTACGGCGAAAAGCCTTGCACCGCCGCCGATCTGGTGATGGCTGACGCGAAGAAGCGCGCAAAGCAGGGCAAGAAATTCCTGTCCGACCTCAAGGACGATGCCGACGAGTCCAACGCCGAAGACGTTGGCGCAACGCCTCCCCCTGCGGAGGAAGCGGAAGAAGACGATGACGCGAAGAAGACCCCGGAAGCGCGGCTGGCCGATGCAAGGGCCAAGGTTTCTGCGCTGTTCGGCAAGAAGGAGGGCTAAGCTATGACGAACCTGAGCAAGAAACTCGGTGAGATGAATTTCGACGGTCTGTTCACGGACGTCGTGCCTGCCGTTCAGGTACGCGGCGGCACCATTCGCAAGCAGACCACTTCTGCTGTCACACTCAAGCGCGGCACGATTCTCGCAAAATCCTACGGCACGGCCGGCGATGGCAAGCTGGTGATCCTCGGCTCCACTGCCGCAAACAATGAAACCCTGACGCCGGATTGCGTACTCTGCGACGATGTTACCGTTGGCACCGACGCCGACGAAAAGGTCACGGTCTACACGGCCGGCTGCTTCGACCCCAACAAGGTGAGCGCCACCGCCAGCTACAGCATCACCGAAACCGACAAAGATAATCTGCGTATGCGCGGTATCGTCTTCAAGGACGCCGCTGCTGCCGACTAAGGAGGGAGTCAACTATGAGTGCAGAACTGAACTTCTTTGATACCTATATCCTGATGGCGATTGTTGAGGAAATCGTGCCCAAGCAGACGTTCTTCAAGGATCGCTACTTCCCGACGGGCGATGACGACATCTTCGCTTCCGACAAGGTGCTGACCGAGTACCGCAAGGGCGACCGCAAGATGGCGGCGTTCGTGTCTTCCCGCGCCGGTGATATTCCGATGGAACGCCGGGGCTTTGAGATCCACGAATACCAGCCCGCGTTCATCGCGCCTTCTCGTCTGCTGACGCAGGACGATCTGCGCAAGCGCGGCTTCGGCGAAGCCATCTATGCCAACAGCACCCCGGCCCAGCGCGCCGCCCGCCTGCAGCGTGACGATCTTTCCGATATGGACATTCGCATCACCCGTCGTGAAGAGTGGATGGCCGTCCAGACCATGATCAACAACTCCTGCACGATGCAGTCGTACATCGACGATAAGACCGAAGGTGAAAAGCTGTATGTGCAGTTTTATGACACGGCGAGCGATCACGCCTACACCGTCAGCACCAAGTGGAACGCAACTGACGAAAAGGGTGCGGCGTTCTTCTCCGACGTGAAGAATATGTGCCGCAAGCTGTCCAAGCGTGGCCTCCGGGCAGCAGACCTCGTGATCGGCTCCGACGTTGCAGACGCGATCCTCGCTCTCACGGACGTCAAGTCCCTGCTCGACCGCAACAGCGGCATCATCATCGGCACGATTGATCAGCAGCTCAGCCCCTATGACGGCGTTACCTATATGGGTACGCTGAACTTCGGCGGTTTCCGCCTCAACGTGATTTGCGTGGACGAAACCTATGTCGATGACAGCGGTGCGGAGCAGCGGTACTTCCCCGCGACCTCTGCAATGGTCACAGCTCCCGACTGCGGTCACATGATGTACGGCCAGATCACGCAGATTGATTACGGCTCGACCGACTTCTCCACCTACGTTGCGAAGCGCGTCCCGAAGTTTGTTCTCGACCAGCCCAACGACAGACGCAAGCTGCGCTTGGCTGCCCGTCCGCTGGCTGCGCCGAAAAACTACTGCCCGTACATCTACGCGGCAAACGTCGTGGCCTGATCGGCGCGTGAAAGGAGTACGGCATGAAAATTGAAATTATCAGCGGTTCCTACGGCTGGCGTAAGACCAAGGACGCCATGCCGAAGCTCGTCGAGCGCGGCGGCATCTGCGAGGTAGACGAAGCCGAAGCAAGGCGTCTCGTCGCGCTCGGCGTCGCAGCGATCGTCCACGAAGCAGACGAAGCGCCTGTTGCAAGCGGCAGCACGGTCGAAAGCGGCGACACCCCCTGCGCCGATATGCCCAGCGAAGAAAACGGCGCAGAGAGCGGCGCAGAGGCCCATCTCGACGCGGAGCAGCTACAGGAAATGACGGTGGCACAGCTCAAAGAGCTTGCCGCCGAGCTTGGCATTGAAACGGCGAAGCTCCGCAAGAAAGATGACCTGATTGCGGCAATCGTCGCCGTGCCCGTCGAGCCGGGCGAGGAAATCAGTGAGGATGATCTTCCTGATCTGAGCGCCGCCGCGCCGGTGGTATGAGCAAATTCAAGGACATGGTCGCGCGTGACAATGCGCGGACCTTTATGAACCTCGACGAGTTTGCAGAGAAACGGATCGTGGTCTACGACGGCGTGACATACGACGGCGAGGATCACGCTGGCATTCCGGTTGTGCTGTCCGGGCTGAAAGAGAAAGACCGCCGCCAGCTTATGAGCGATCATATTCAGGGGCTGTTCCTCGTTTCGTCCGTGCTGCATTGCAGGATTCAGGATCTCGGCGGCAACCAACCGGAAAAAGGGACGCGCATGGAGATCAGCGATCCCGATGACGCTACCTTCTTCCGACGCTTCTACGTCGCCTCGTCGGTCTGCGAGCTGGGCCTGCTTCGCGTAGAACTGGAGGCGTTCAACGAATGAGCAAGTATTCCAAAGCGTACTTCAACCCGTACTCGGATAGCTTTTCCTGTCGTGTAGCCATTGTATCACCAGAGGTGTTGCAGGAGGCTGAGCAAAGGCTTGCAGAGTTTCCGGGTGGCATGGAATCAGCAATGAAGCGAGCGATGGCTCGCGCAACCGCGTATCTTCGGACGCAAAGCACGAGAGAGATTCGAAAAAAATACGACATTTCCCGAAAAGCTATTCGCGCGGAGCAGAACATCAAGGTTAGCTATCGCTATTTCAACGGCGTAGAAGCAAAAATCTCATTTCGTGGCAACAAAATCCCCCTATTCCGCTATGGCGGCGCATCTCCGAGCCAACCAACCGTCAATCCTGATAAGACCGTCATGGCCATTGTCAACGGCAATCTTCGCCCGGTTCATCCGGGCATTGCCGCGGCTGGTCATCAGCTTCTTTCAACAGCTCCGTTTAAGTTTGATAACGCCTTTGTTGCCACAGTCAAAGCAGGAACCGGCGGCAAGACTCATACGGGTATTTTTGAGCGGACCGGCGGGAGGATGGCCAACGGTGGCGCAGCGATCAAGGAAATCATGGGTTCGTCTGTTCCCCAAATGGTAGGCGGTGAGGACGTGGCTGAAAGTCTTACGGATCAGGCAATGGACAAGTTTGAGGAAAGACTGATACATGAGGTTGATGCGATTGTGAAAGGATGGGTGCCGGTATGACACGACTGAATTTACTGGACGCGCTTACGAGTTTCACGAATGAGGTCATGCGCGAAATTCTTCTTCCCGTGCGGCGGCAGAAGGGCGACGAGGAAGAACCTGCCGAGCGCCCGCCGCTGGTCTACCGCCAGCGTCTGCCCGATGTCAAATCCGCGACCTCGAAAGCGCCGTACATTCTGCATCAGATCGTCACTGGCGAAGATGAGCAGAAGCCCGGCGAGCCGACGGACAGCAGCGTTGAGGTCCGCTCTCTTTTCTGCGTGTACGGTGAAGACGATCAGGAAGGTGCGCTGCGGCTGCTTACGACGGTCGAGCATTTCCGTCAAGAGCTTCTGATGCACGGCGTAATCGCCAAGCAGTTTGCGCTGGATCTTTCACAGAAGCTGTCCACACTCTACTACACCGACAACACCGCACCGTACTTCTGCGCGGAGCTGGTGTCGGTCTGGAAAATCCCCAGTGTCAACAGGGAGGCATTTGCATGGTAAAAGCCAAAGGCAAGGCCGGTGCGAAAAGCGCCGGCTTTTGTATGTACATCGGGCCGAGCATCGTCGGCACGATCCAGAAGGCGCGTATTCTGTACGGTGACAAGCAGGACGCGCTCGCGCAGATCTCGGCAGCGGTTGAGAAATATCCGCTGATTGCCGCGCTGGTTATCCCCGGCGATCAGGTATCCGAGGCAAGAATCAAAGTCAAAACACCCGGTAATCTGCTCTATGTGAATTATCACAAGCTGGCAGACCGGAGAAAGAAGGAGGAGTAACCATTGAAGCATGGCGTATATGTGCGGGAGCAGAAAACGAGCGTTTCGACGCCCGTTGTCGCTGAATCCGGTGTGCCGTTTGTTGTCGGCACAGCACCGGTTCACTCCGCAGAATCCCCGGCCGCGCTCTTTACCCCGGTGCTTTGCACCGACTGGGAAGACGCGGTAAAGAAGCTGGGCTATTCCGACGACTGGAAGACCTACACGATCTGCGAAGTCATGTACTCGCATTTCAAGCTGTTCCAGCGTCAGCCAATCATCTTCTGCAACGTGCTTGATCCGAGCACCAACAAGGAGGCCGTCGCGGGCGCGGAAGTCACCCTTTCCGGCAAGCAGGCAAAGTTGCCGTTCGACGCGATCCTGTCCAGTCTCGTTGTCAAGACGGCATCTTCGTCCGAATCGCCGCTTGTCAAAGACACGGACTATGCCGCGTACTACTCGGACGGCAACCTTATCGTCGAGACGATCGAGGACGGCGCAGCCAAGGACGCGACCAAACTCTTTATCAGCTACGACAAGGTCAAGACGACTGAAATCGGCGACGATGATATTGTCAAGGGCATCGAGGCGATTGACCTCTGCATGGCAACCGTCAGCATCACGCCCGACCTCATCATCGCGCCCGGATGGTCGCATACCAGCACGGTGCAGGCCGTCATGGCGGCGAAGGCCGAAGTCATCAACGGCATTCTCGGCGCAAAGTCCATCTGCGATATTGACTGCTCCGCCAGCGGCGCGCGCAGCTATGACGCCGTCGCCGCGAAGAAGTCCGCGACGAACCTGATCGACCCGGCTCAGATTGCAGTCTGGCCGCAGGTGAAGCTCGGCAGCAAGCAGTTCCATCTCTCCACCCAGCTCGCGGGCCTGATGGCGAAGGTGGACAGCGGCAACGACGGTGTGCCGTATGAATCGCCCTCTAATAAGGCCCTCCAGTGCGACGGCGCTTGCCTGGAAGACGGCACAGACGTCACCCTCACGCTGGAGCAGGCGAACATTCTGAACGCCAACGGCATTTGCACGGCGCTCAAGTTTATGAATGGCTTCGTGGCGTGGGGCAACTACACCGCCTGCTACCCCAGCAACACCGACATCAAGGACTATTTCATCCCGATCAGCAGAATGTTCAAGTGGGTCGGCAACTCCCTCATCAAGACGTTCTGGTCGAAGACGGACAGCCCCATGAATCGTCGGCTGCTGGACAACATCAAGGATTCCGCGAACAACTGGCTCGCAGGGCTTGTGGGCAGCGAGTATCTGCTCGGCGCCCGCGTTGAGATCCTCGACTCCGAGAATCCCATGACGGACCTCATGGCCGGTATTGTGAGAATCCACATCTACATGACGCCGCCCAGCCCTGCACAGGAGATCGACTTCGTACTCGAATACGACACCGATTACGTGCAGAGCGCGTTGGCGTGACGAAGGAGGACTGAACAATGGGAATGGTAGATCAGGCCGTAATCAACTTTGCCTGCTACGAAGACGCCAAAGACTTCCTCGGTCTGGCTTCCGTGACGCTGCCCGATGTTGATTTCATTGTTGCGACCGTCTCCGGTGCTGGCATTGCCGGCAACGTGGAGGCGCCGATCATCGGCCATATGAACGCCATGACCGCGCAGCTCAAATTCCGCACCTTCAGCGCTGAGAGCCTGAAGCTGCAGGAGCCGCGCGAACACAACATCGACCTGCGCGCGCCGCAGCAGGTGTACGACCCGATTGCGGGCGTTTACAAGACGCAGTCCGTCAAGCACGTCCTCGTGCTTGTTCCGAAGACGCTGTCGAACGGCAATATCGCCCCGGCGTCTCCCACGGACGGCTCTGGCAGCTACGCCGTGCGCCGCTGGGTGACGTACATCGATGACGCGAAGGTCATGGAGCTTGACCCGTACAACTACATCTGCGAGGTGAACGGTGTCGACTATCTTTCCGACACCCGCAAGGCCCTCGGCAAATCGTAAATCTTTGGGGCGGCGCGCGATGCGTCGCCCCGTCATTTTTGAAAGGAGCCTCGAATCATGGAAAACAAGAAGCAGAACACCGCCGCAGAAGAAAGCGGCAACATCTTCGCAGTCGCGGAGAAGCAGGACGAAGCAACCGCCAACGATGGCGTCTTCACGCTGCATCTTACGCGCCCTCTGGAGCATGAGGGCAAGAGCTATTCCGACCTCACGTTCGATTTTGACAGTCTGAGCGGCAGCGACTCTCTGGCGATTGAACGGGAGCTGCAGATGCTCGGCCATACGGTGATCGTTGCGAATTTCGACAGCGAATACCTCATCCGCGTATGTGTCAAGGCGTGTACGGAACCCCTTGGCATTGATGCGCTGGGCAAGCTCAGTATCCGCGATTTCAACCGTCTGCGGAACACCGTAAGAGGTTTTTTATCGCGCAAGGAGTGATCGTCGGAGATGGCGGCGTATGGCTTCGCAGGCAATGCCTCGCCATGGCCCGGACGAACAACACTCCGGTAGATTTCTGGTTATCTCTACGTCTCGGCGAATTTTCGCAATGGGTGAAAGCCTCTAATGCGCTGATTGCCGAGGAAATGGAGAAGCGAAAACAAAAACGCAAGTGAAAGTGAGGCGGAGATATTGGCATCGCGGAAAGAATATGAGATGCTATTTGCGCTTGAAGCGCAGCTTGGCCGCGAGTTTCGCACGACCTTTGCAAAGGCCCGCGGCGAGCTCGGCGACACGGCCGATAGTGCAGAATCTTTCGGCAGCCGCGCGACACAGGCCGTGGACGCGGTGTCGAGCGTTCTTGCTGCGGCTGGTATCTCCGCTGCGCTTAAAGAAATAAAGGAAGGCTTTGACGAGTGTGTGCAGGCGTCGATGGATTTCGAGTCTGCCATCACCGGTGTCGCCAAAACGACAGACCTGACAGACGGAGAACTGGCAGATATGTCGGACGCAATTAAAGCCATGTCCACGGAGATCCCGGCGTCTACGACCGAGATCGCCGCCGTCGCTGAAGCTGCTGGCCAGCTTGGCATTCAGAAAGACGCGCTGCTCGATTTTACGCGCGTTATGACAATGCTCGGCACAGCGACGAACATGACAGCCGAAGATGCCGCAACCGCCCTCGCGCGGTTCGCGAACATTACAGGCATGTCCGCAGACAATTATGATCGTCTCGGCGCCGTGATCGTTGATCTTGGCAATAACTTTGCAACGACCGAATCTGAGATCACGCAGATGGGTACGCGCCTTGCCTCTGGCGGCAAGCTGGCCGGTCTGACGGAACCTCAGATCATGGCGCTTGCCGCAGCAATGTCCTCCGTCGGCATCGAGGCCGAAGCTGGCGGCACGGCCATGACGCAGACGCTCAATGCCATCGAAAAGGCTGTTGCAACCGGCGAAGATTCTTTACAGAGCTTCGCAGATGTTGCAGGAATGTCTGCGGATTCGTTCGCGGAAATGTGGAATACGGACGCGCTGGGCGCTCTGACAGCGTTTATCCGCGGGCTTGGCAATCTGGACGAACAGGGCGAAAGCGCTGTTCTGGTGCTGGAAGACCTCGGCCTTACCGGCATTCGCCAGAGCAATATGCTCAAATCCCTCGCTCTGGCAGCAGACCAGATGGACAGCGCCGTACAGACGGCAAATACCGCGTGGGATGAGAATATCGCTCTGACGAACGAAGCCAACAAGCGATACGCCACTACGCAATCCAAGCTGGATATGATGCAGAACGCCTACAACAACCTCAAGGTTGCCGTAGGCGACGCTTTTACCCCGGCGCTGCGCGATGCCTACGACGCCGGTACGGACGTGCTGAACGTCCTCGGCGAGTTTGTGCAGGAGAATCCTGCGCTCGTCAAGGGTGTTGCAACATTCACGGGCGTAGTCGGCGGTGCAACGGTCGCATTGACGGCATACGCCGCAATCTCCAAAGTCATTAAAGCGCTCGACATGGCTACGATGTTCGGCGGCGCCGTCGGTCCTATCATGTTGGGCGTAACTGCCGTGGCCGCATTGACGGCTGGAATCGTTGCGCTCAGTGACGCTTCCAAGGACGACGCTGTTCCGTCCGTCCGGGAGCTGACTGAGGCGGCGCGTGAACTTGACAGCGCCATGAGCGACGCCAGAGCCGCTTGTGATGATACCGTCACAACGACGGAAGCATCTGCGAATGTCGCGAACAATTACATCGACCGTCTCGATGAGCTGAACTCTCTGAGCAAACTGAGCGCGGAGCAGCAGCGAGAATATCATGGCATTCTCGTCATGTTGACGCAGACTGTTCCGGATCTGGCCAACTACATCGATCTTGAAACCGATACGATCAATGGCGGCACGGAGGCGCTGCGGGCCAATACGCAGGCTTGGAAGGATAACGCCATTGCTCAGGCCTATCAGGAACAGCTCACTGAGATTTACAGCAAAAATGCCGACGTTCTGATTGAAGCAGAAAAGAACAAAATCGGTCTGCGCGACGCTGAGGGCAAGTTGGCTGTGGCGCAGAAAGCACAGAACGACGAGTTTGAACGCCAGAATCGGCTCTATCAGGAAGCCAATCAGAAGGTTCAGGAATACTACGAGGAAACAGGCCTTGTCACCGACGCCAATATGTGGCTCGGCGAAACGACCGACGAGCTGAACTGGAAGCTGGAACAGAACGCGCAAGCGGTTATGGAGGCACAGGACGCTGTCGACGCCTACCAGAAGGCCATTGATAAAGACAACGACGCGCTGCAGGCCGCGCAGGACGAAATTGCACTCGCTGAGGAAGCTGTTCAAAACCTGACAACGGCCACTGAAGATTCCACCACCGCAACCGAGGACGCGAGCCGCGGCTACGGTGAGCTGAACACCGAGATCAGCAACGTCAAGGAATGTGTTGAAGCCCTTCAGCAGGCGTATCAGGAAGCCTACGAAGCTGCTGCAGAAAGCGTCCAGGGCCAATATGCGCTCTGGCAGCAGGCAGACAGCATCGTTGCGACCTCTGCGTCCAGCATCAACAGCAATCTCCAAGGCCAGATCACGCATTGGCAGACCTACAACGACAATCTGGCGAGCCTGCGCGACAGGGCTGGTGATATTGAGGGTCTGACCGAAATGATCGGTTCTTTCGCAGACGGCAGCTCCGACAGCGTGAATGCGATTGCCGGCATGGCTGCGGCCAGCGATGAAGAATTGGCCGCGATGGTCGAAAGCTGGAATAAGCTGCGCGAGGAACAGAATAAAGCCGCCGAGGACATCGCAGACTTCCGCACCGGCTTCTCCGAAACTATGGACGCGATCAGCGGAGACCTCGAAGACACCATTGACGGCATGGATCTTGGCACGGAAGCTGCGGAAGCCGGTCGTGCGACCATTCAGGGATTCATTGATGGTGCAACCGGGATGCTGTCGACCGTGCAATCGGCATATTCCCAGCTCGGATACGCCGCCCTCGCTGCTCTCAGCCGAAACGTGCAGAACAATAATTCTGTTGCTTCGAGCCGCCGCATGAGCGGGTTCTCCCGATATGCCAGCGGCACAACCTCTGCCGAGGCCGGTCTTGCCCTCGTCGGAGAAGAAGGCCCGGAGTTTGTGATGATGCACGGCGGCGAAGCGGTCTTGAACGCAGCCGACACGCACAGTGCCATCGAAGCTATGACTTCCACTTCGGATAGCTCCGTTCCGGTACAGGTGAACATCACCGTCGAGGGCGATGTCAACGACGGCGTTATGGAGCGCCTTGAAACGTATGGTGAGGAATTTGCCGCACAGGTACGCGCGGTGATCCGTGAAGACAATATCAACGCGCAACGGGGGGCGTACAGATGAGCAGAATCTACACGACTGTGCAGGGCGATATGTGGGATATGATCGCCTACAAGGAGATGGGCAGCGTCGACTATACCGACGATCTGATGAACGCCAATAGCTCGCTGCTCAGTTATTTCTCCTTTCCCGCAGGCGTCATGCTGACAATCCCTGATGTGGTGGAGCGCCGCGCATCTACGCTGCCGCCGTGGAAGCAGGTGCAGCGATGAGCAGCCGAAATCTCGCGAGACGCACAAAAGCCGAGGTTTCCTTCGGCGGCATCGACATCACAAAATCCATTCAGCCGTATCTTCTGTCGATCTCCTATACGGACAACGAAGAAGACGAAACGGACGATCTGCAAATCAAAATTCAAGACCGCGACGATCTCTGGCTCACGCAGTGGCTCGATGAAATCTCTGAAAAGCTGTCCTGGGCATCACCCTCTGGCGGCAGCGCGTCTGGCGATGCTGTTGTCAGCGAAGCAAACAAATACCTCGGTACACCGTATGTTTGGGGCGGCAGCAGTCCGAGCGGCTTTGACTGCTCCGGTCTTGTCTACTACGCGCTCAACGAAGCCGGGATCAGCGTTCCCAGAACGACCGCGCAGGGCTACAAGGATATGGCTACACCGGTCAACGAAGCCACAGCGCAGCCCGGCGACCTCATCTTCTTCGGCACGCAGGGCGTTGTTGACCACGTGGGTATCTACATGGGCAATGGGCAAATGGTCAATGCGACCGGTTCGTGCGTCCAGATCACAGACATCAACACCCGCAGAGCCGGGATTATCAGTTGGGGCAGAATCGGCGGCGCCACGCAGAGCGGCTCCGCTGCCTCTGCACAGGCAGGCACGCAAAGCAGCGGCTCAGGTTCTTCCGCTTCCTCTGGCGAACAGGGTGCGTCCTCTGACGGCGGCGGCGCAGAAGAACGACTCGCCATGGACGTTGTGTTTGTCCGTGAGAACTGGAATAGCGACGGCTCCGACGCGGTGCTGCCGTGCGGAGAATTTGAGCTTGACAACATCTCCTGCAGCGGACCGCCGAACACAGTCTGCATCAAAGGATCTTCGATTCCGTTTTCTTCGCAGCTCCGGCAGACCTGCAAGAGCAAGGCATGGGAAAGCTACACGCTCAGCGGCATTGCGAATGAAATCGCCGGGAGCGGCGGTATGACCTGCATGTATGAATCGGACAGCGACCCATATTATGAGCGCGTCGAGCAGATCGACATGAGCGACATTGAGTTTCTGTCGCAGCTTTGCCATGATGCCGGCATTTCTCTCAAGGCAACAAACCGGATCCTTGTACTGTTCGATCAGCGCAAGTATGAGCAGAAGCCAGAAGTCCGCACCATCAGACGCTATGACCACAGCTATAAGACGTACCAGCTCAGCACCAGCGCAGCCGATGCGCAGTATGCGTCGTGCCGGGTGTCCTACGTCAACCCCGAAACCGGACAGTGTATTGAGGGCATCGCCAAGGTCGAGGGATACACCGAAGACCCGAACAATCAGCAGCTTGAAATCACCGCCAAGGTTGGAACAGTGGACGAAGCGAAGGAGCTTGCAGAAAAGAATCTCCGTCTTCGCAACAAATTCTGCCGCCAGGCACAATTCCTGTTGCCGGGAGATACCGACCTCGTTGCGGGCGTCAATGTCGCGCTCAAAGGCTGGGGCGGCTACGACGGGAAATACATCATCAAGCAGGCTGTCCACAAGCTGGACAGCGGCGGCTATACAACGCAGATCTCGCTGCGCATGGTATTGGAGGGATATTGATGGACGCAGAAAAAGTGTTAAAGCGGCTCGTTCGCGTCGGAACTGTGACGGACATCGACAATGCCAAGCGAAAAGCGCGAGTGAAGTTTCAGGACTGCAATATGACGTCCGGATGGCTCTATGTGCTGGACACGCACCCGCACATTCCAGCTTATGACCCCGCGCAGCAGAAGACAGAGTTGCAGGATGGGCATCAGCACGGCCTCACGATCAAGCCGTGGATGCCGCTTGTCAACGACACCGTCCTCACGCTCTATCTGCCTGTGTTCAACGGGGATGGCTTCGTGCTGGGAGGTATCGGATGATTGTAGGAGCACTTGGAGACGTTGTCTTTTCAGTTTCGTCGCGCACGCTGAAAACGATCAGCAATTTCGTATGGTCCGGTTCTGCGCGGTACGCCACGCATGATCTCCATGCCGGCAACAGCATTTCGGAATACACCGGCACAGACCTTGCGAAGATCACCTTTGACATTCAGCTTCTTGCTTCCCTCGGCGTTGACCCAATGTCCGAGATTTGGCGGCTGTTCGATCTGGAACGGCAGGGCGTGACGCTGCCGCTTACGATTGGCAATCATGGATACGGCCGCTATCGCTGGACGATCCTGAGCCATAAGACCAAGGCGGAGCATTATGACGGGCATGGAAACATCATCAGTGCGACGCTGAGCATTTCCTTGCAGGAATATCTACGATGAGGGGCGCACACTATGGGCTACAAAATCACCATGTCGGAGATCGGGCCGATCAGCCTGAACGAAACCGACCCTGTAAAATCCATTCTGCAGAACGTGTCCATCATCCTGCGGACGATCAAAGGCTCCTGCCCGATGTATCGCGGCTTCGGTATTGACGCTACCTTGATCGACCGCCCGATTCCTGCGGCAAAGGTGCTGCTTTTCTCTCAAATCCGCGAGGCCATTGAGGAATATGAGCCGCGCGTCCGTGTCAAGAGCGTCGATTTTGATACGCAGGAAGAAATGCAGGGCGTTCTAAGCCCTATCGTGGAGGTGGAAATCGTCGATGAGTCGTAATACCGAATTTCAGTTTGTTTCGACCGACGCTGCGGAAATCACAAATTTTCTGATTACCGTTTATGAGAACCTGACCGGAGTAAGCGTCCGCCCCGCCAGTCCGGAAAAGCTGTTCGCGCAATGGGCAGCCAGCGTCATCATTCAGGAGCGGGTCTACAACAACTACACCGCAAATCAGAATATTCCGAGCCGCGCCGAAGGCAAGAACCTTGACGCGCTGGCAGAACTGTACTATCTGCAGCAGCGCCCACAGGCAAAACCCGCTTACTGCACGGAACGGTTTACGATCTCCGAGGCGCAGACGTTCGCCATCCTCGTCCCCAAGGGGACGCGCGTCACAGACGCCAGCAACACCCTGATCTGGGAAACTGTCGCCGACGCCTACATCAACGCTGGCGATACCTACGTCGACACTGCCATCCGGTGCCAGACGGACGGCACGGTCGGCAACGGCTACGCCGTCGGCCAGCTCAACGTGATCGTTGATGTGTTCGACTACTACACGTCCTGCACCAATATCACGACTTCCGACGACGGTTCGGAGATCGCCAGCGACGAAGAATTCTACGAGCTGATGCGCGAATCCATGTTCGCGTTTTCGACGGCTGGCGCGGTTGGCTCCTACATCTACCACGCGAAATCCGTATCTACGGAGATTGCTGACGTACAGGCCGTTCGCCCGGCTGTCGTAAAGAAAGTGACGCTTGATCTCTATACGAAAGGCGGCGCCAAGTACGCTTTTTGGGGCGGCGACACCATCGACCTGTCCTCTCTGGCGGTCTACGCCAAGGGCAGCAGCACGGCTGCGAGCGCCGACACAGATTATACCGTCACCTACGAAAACGGTCTGCTGCAAGTTGCAATCGCCGCAGACGGCGCGCTGGCAAGCGCGAGCCAGATCGACGTGTCGCTCACCTTTGACGGTGCCGGGCACGTCGATATTTATGTCCTGATGAACGACGGAACGATTGCCACGACGGAGATCAAGAACGCCGTCCTTGCCGCCTGTAACGAAAGCAAGGTGCGGCCGCTGGCCGATTATGTCAGCGTCAAAGACCCCGGCCTCGTTTCGTACAATATCGACTTCACCTACTATGTCCCCACCGACACGACGCTCTCCGGTGCGGCGATTCAGGAAGCCGTAGACGCAGCCGTCGAGGAATACATCGCTTGGCAGTCCGGCAAGCTCGGCCGCGATATTAACCCGGATAAGCTGCGCGACCTCCTGTTCCACACGGGCGTCAAGCGGATCGTGCTGCGCTCCCCGACCTACAAGGTGCTGGAGGGCGGCAAAAACAACGCCGCGCCGCAGATTGCAAAGCTGGGAACGAAAACAATCGTGAACGGAGGCTACGAGGATGAATGAGCAGTACGGCCTCACGGTTGAGAACCTGCTGAACGTCCTCCCCGATGTGCTGCGGCAGGATGAAAAAATGCTCGCGCTCGCAACCGGCGTCGCGGAGATCCTGACGGCGCGGCCGGCCGAGATTGAGCAGAATATGCTCTATCAGCACATCGACACTCTGCCAGAAGATCTTCTCGACCAGCTTGCGCACGACTTCGGCGTAAGCTGGTGGGACAACGACTGGGATATTGAGCAGAAGCGCGCCACGTTCCGCGAGTCCTGGCACGTTCGCCGTCACCTCGGCACGAAGTACGCCGTCGAGCTGGCGTTGTCCACCTCGTTCGGCTCCGGTAAGGTGCAGGAATGGTTTGAATATGGCGGCGAGCCGAATCACTATCGCATCTTTGACGTTGACATCAGACAGGTCAACGACAATATCCGCACGTTCCTGCAGATCCTCGAAGTTGTCAGCCGTAAGAGCGCGGTGCTGGACAGTATTCGTGCAATTTCCGTCCGTGAGCTGATTCTGTACTTCGGCGCGGTTATGAGCGTCACGAAGAAATTCAAGCTCACCACGGGCGAGGTCAATACGGACATTGACATCATGGGCGACGAAGCCGGGAACGCCCTGTGCGACTGGGACGGCGGTCTGATTATGATAGATAAGGAGGCAACGGTATGACACACTGGTTGACCCCGGATGGGTACAACGTCATGCTTCGCGGGCTCATGGGCGACGCGATCAAATTCACACGCATCAAATACGGCAACGGTACGCCGGGTGACGGCGCGAACGATCTGAAGAACCCGTTGCTCTCTCTGAAAATTGCTTCTGCGACGCGCAGCGAGAAGTACGTCACACTGTCTGTGTCGTTCAAGAATGTCGAGCTGGAGATCACCGGCTTCTGGGCAACCGAAATTGGCATTTACGTCGAGGACCCCGACGATTCCACGAAGGAACTCTGCTATTGCATCTGGGAGGAAACAGAGGTCGAGAAAGCCGACTATATCAACCCCAACGTCGAGCGCCTGCTTGCATCGCAGTACGACTTTGTGGTGTTCGTCAGTGAGGCCGAAAACGTGTCTGCGGCGCTCGGCGAAACGTTGGTCTACGCAACCGTTTCGGAGCTGAACAATCACAAGAACGACCATAACAATCCGCACAAGGTCACCAAGGAGCAGATCGGCCTCGGCAATGTGGAGAACAAAGCCCTGATCGATCAGACGCCGACCTTTGTCGCGGCAAACGAGCTGTCCGACATTGCCTCCGGTGAGAAGATGGGTTCTATCCTCGGAAAGATTGCAAAGGCGCTGTCGCTGCTGAAATCGCACCTTTCCAACTTCAACAATCCGCATAAGGTAAAAGCCGCCGATATTGGCGCCGCTGCGTCGAAGCACTCGCACAACGCAAATGACATCAACGATGGCACGGTCATTGTGCAGCGCGGTGGTACTGGCCGCAACGAGTGGACGAAGAACTGCATCGTTTTCGCGGACGGTGAGAAATCGCTTGGGCAGGTCTCGGCACCATCGGAGGTTTCGCTTCTGGCGCAGGGGCCTGATTCCGCCCCTGTCTTTATGAAGTTGTCCAGTCTGGCGTTGTTTGTCACCGGCAACACGCCGCCGACGCAGAAGAATCTTTTCTGGATTGATCCGACGCCTGTTACCGGCGGCTTGAAGTATTGGAACGGCACCGACTGGGAGCACGTTCCTGTTGCTTATTCTTGATCTTAGGAGGACTCTCGCATGAAAATTCAGATTGAAGCCGAACTGTCCAATTACATCGAATCCCTGCATTATGACCGTAATTCCATTCAGGAGCTGCTGCTCATGGCGGCAAAGCAGGGCTTGAAGGACACCGACGCATACAACGCATGGATGAAGGACTACCTCGGCAAGAGCAAGGAATACGAGATCGCAAAAGCGACGCTGGAACGTGAGTTTATCATTCCTGCCGTCGGCAATGCAGCGGTTGACTGGGTGCTTGATTTCTCGACCGCCACGGTGACGGTGACGCCGCGGGAGCAGACCGATGACTAGGCCACAGGAAACCTTCACCGATATGCTGGCGCGGCTTTTCCCCATGCCGGGTATCCAGCTTGGCATCAACTCGCCGCACTCCAAGTGCATTACATTTCAGGTGACGGAAGACTGCAACCTGCGCTGCAGCTACTGCTATCAGGGCTGCAAGACGCACCGGAAGATGTCGCTTGAAACCGCCAAGGCCGCCGTCGATATGCTGCTCGCCGCAGACGAGCGGACAAATCAGTACATCACGTCCACGGAGGTTGCCGGGGTCGTTCTTGACTTTATCGGCGGTGAGCCGCTGCTGGAAGTCGAGCTGATCGACCAGATCCTCGACTACTTCGTGGCGCAGACCTTCCGCCTGCATCATCCATGGGCGACGCGCTGGAAAGCGTCGATGTCCACAAACGGAACGCTGTACTTCCGCCCGGAGGTACAGCGGTTTTTGGATAAGTGGGCAAAGCACCTGTCGCTCTCCATCAGCATTGACGGAGATAAGCAGCTCCACGATTCCTGCCGCGTCTTCCCGGACGGCTCTGGCAGCTATGATCTTGCTATCGCGGCCGCGAAGGATTACATGACCAAGGGAAACGCCCTTGGCTCGAAGATGACGATTGCTCCCGGCAACGTCGATTATCTGTACCACGCAGTAATCGGTCTGCTGGACGCGGGGTATCGGGCGATCAATCTGAACTGCGTTTACGAAAAGGGCTGGACGCTCGACAATGCGGCTACACTCTACACACAGCTCAAACGGCTCGCCGATTTCGTCCTGCTCTCGGACGAGCAGCCGTATCTGTCGATCTTCAGCGAAAGCATCGGCCATCCGCTTCCGGAGGACGATAATCAGAACTGGTGCGGCGGTACGGGGCTTATGCTGGCGGTTGACTGCGATGGCCTGTTCTTCCCGTGCCTGCGCTACATGGGAACCTCCCTCGGCCATGAGCAGCGGCCCTATACCATCGGCGATCTGGAACACGGCATCAACGTTCTTCCGGAACATCGGGCGCGGGTGGCAGAAATGGCCGCAGTCACGCGGCGCAGCCAGTCCACCGACGAATGCTTTGCGTGCCCGATCGCGTCCGGCTGCTCTTGGTGCAGCGCGTACAACTACCAATGCACAGGGACTCCGGATAAGCGCGTGACGTACATCTGCCCGATGCACAAGGCCCGCGTCCTGGCGAACGCCTACTACTGGAACAATCTGTACCGAAAACGCGGCGACACCGCACGTTACCGGTTGGATATTCCGGACGCATGGGCGCTTGAAATCATCCCCTATGCAGAGCTGTCAATGCTCAAATCAATCTCCAAGGAGGGCTGAGTATGGCATATATCGAGGCCGAACGCTTCGCCGAATTGAAAGCGCGTGTCAAGGCCGAGTGCCTGCGGCGCTGCCATACCGGATCTGTTGCGGAATACGGCGGCGAAAAATACGAATACACGAACAGCCCCACCGAAGATCACACGGTCGATGTGGAGCACTACGAAAAGCTGGCACTTCCTCTGTCGAAGATCCACAGCGAGAAAGTGCCGAGCCTCGACGGCCGCAGAATCGTGTTTGACGAGGACATCACCGAGTTTGAAGCAGCGTTGACCCTCTTTGAAACACGCCCCATGACGGACAAGACGCGGGGTGACTGCGAAACTTCCTGCACGGGTGCTTGCTACACCGGCTGCTCTGGCGACTGCACAGGCGGCTGCGAAACAACGTGCTCCGGAGAGTGTCAAGGTTCCTGCACCGGCTGCGGAAGTGGCTGTGCGAACACCTGCGAAGGCTCCTGCTCCGGCGGCTGCTATGGCTGCGGCGGCAACTGCACGGGAGGCTGCTCTGGCTCCTGTGATGGTAGCTGCTCTGGTTGCTCTGGTTCCTGTTCTGGCGGCTGTTCCAGCAGTTGTTCTGGCGGCTGCAAATCGTCCTGCACAGTGACCTGCGGCAACACTGGCTGCGTCGGCTCGTGCCTTGGCCTTTGTTCTGCCGGCTGCACGACTTCGTGCCAGACGTCCTGCGGCTATTGCGGCACAAACTGCACAGCCGTATCGAAGTAAGGAGGTAGCCCTTTGGAAATTGCAAGTAAATACGAAATTGCTGCGGCGAACCTTGCAATCGCTTTACAGACGGACACGGTTTCCGTCGAGCAGCGAAGTGAGCTGCGAGCGGCAATCGGCAGCAGCATCGACAAACTCGTCGACGCGCTCAACATGATTATCGTCTGCTACAACAAGCGAATGTACGCTGGCGAGATCGCGCCCGAAAAAGCCGCAAAGTGCGTCAAGGCAGAATACGCCGCCATCGGCCTTTCCAACGTGGTCGCATACGATTATTTCTCCGCGGCGGTCGGCGCGTTCTTCACGCGCAAAACCCTGATGGCGCTGTCGACCGATGAAAAGCTCGCGTGGGTGAAAACAATCTTCGAGCAGAACGAACGCTGCGGCTGTCAGCGCGTCAAAGACGCTCTGTTCATCTACTGCTTGCGGCTGCTGTCTCACATGGGCATCGTCACGGCGGATCTCTCTTTCACGAACCTTGTCATGCGTGAGATCAACGCCATCACGGAAGACCGAAAGAACGCCGCGATCATGCCGCAGGCGCTCGTCACAGAATTGTAAGGGGTGATCGTATGGCAGTAGAAAACGTAAATTCCAAGCCGATTGCCGCCTCTGCGGCGATTGCCGACTTTATCCTCGCATCGATCGGCGGCAAGGTACGCCGTGTTCCGATCAGCACCCTTGCTGAAACGCTCACCGACGCCGAAGTTGAGCTTATCAGCGCCGCTGCGTCCGCGCTGGTGTCGGCTGCGGGCAGAGCCTGCTATATCGGCGAAAATGAAAACTGGTACGTGTGGGATGGCGCACAGGGCGCATTTGTCGATTCAGGCTATCCATCGCGCGGCACGCAGGGCAATCCTGGCGTAATCTTTACGCCACACGTGACCGACGCCGGTATTCTGAGCTGGACGAACGACGGCGGTCTTCCGAATCCGGAGCCCGTGAGCCTGCTCGGACCCGCGGGCGGTGTAACTTCGTTCAATAACCGCTCCGGTGCAGTTATTCCGAAAAACGGCGACTATACCGCAGCGATGGTCGGAGCGGAAAAGAAAGACGCCGTCAAGAATCACAACGAGTCCGAGGCCGCACACAAAGCCCTGTTCGACGCGAAACTGAATACGGACGGCGACGGCGGCACTCTGAAACCCACCTTCACGCAGTCCGCGACGCGAACGCAGCTCGAATCCGGTCTGGAAATGAAAGTCCTTCTTGGACGCATTATGAAGTGGCTGGCCGACCTCGGCTCTGCGGCGTTCAAAGACAGCGGAAATTTTGAATCCGCAGGTGCTGGTGCCGCAGCGGTTTCCGCGCACAATACCGCCGCGCAGGCCCACGCGGATCTGTTTTCCAAGAAAAGCGGCAAGGCTGTTTCGTTCACGCTGTCGCTGCCGGTCAACGGCTGGGCGGATCTTGCGCAGACGTTGGAAGACGCACGGTTTCTGGAATCCGGTTATGCCTACATTGTAACGCCGGTTTCCGCAAGCCTTACGGCGTGGGGCGACGCTGGCGTGAAAGTGGGAGACATCACCGAGAACGGAAAAATGCCGTTCACCTGCACCGATACGCCGACAAGCGCAATCTCGGTAAACATTCTCAGAGCGGAGGTCTCACAATGAGCAAGGTATTTCAGATGATTGGTGGGAGCGGTGGCGGTATCAAGCTCGCGTCTATTGAGATCACAACGCCGCCTACAAAGACCGCATACAAGGCTGGTGAGCCGTTTTCTATGGCGGGCATGGTGGTCAAAGCGACATATTCCAACGGCGCCACGCTGATTGCAACAGGCGTATCGGTCGAGCCAAGCGGCGGTCTGGAAGCAGGTCGCACCAGCGTCACCATCCGATACACGGAGGGCGGCGTATCCTGCACCGCAACACAGGCAATCACAGTCACCAAGACGAATGTGACCGTGCCGAGCCAGAGCGGCAGCCTGACGTATTCGGGCAGCTCTCAAAGCCCGGCGTGGTACAACTACGATACGGCAAAGATGACGCTCGGCGGCACGACCAGCGGCACGAACGCCGGCACATACAGCGCAAAATTTACGCTGAAAGATACGGCGCTCTACCAGTGGGCAGACGGCACGACGGCGCCGAAAACTGTCTCGTGGAAGATCGGCAAAGCGGATGGCTCGCTGACGCTCAGCAAGACTACGATTACGCTGGAGGATGGAAAGCTGACGGATTCTTTCACCGTGACGCGGCTCGGCACAGGTACGATCTCTGTTTCGTCCAACCATCCGGAGATTGCCACAGCCTCGCTTTCCGGAAACGTCGTGACTGTGACGAGCGTGGACGAAAACTCCGGTACGGTTACGATTACAGTTTCCGTCGCCAGCGACACAAACTACAACGCGCCCGCGAACAAGACCTGCACGGTATCGTGCGTGTTCGTGACGATCTTCGGTGTCTGCTGGACGTACAGCAATTCCTCGACGGCGCTCTCCCGTTTGACGCCGAGCAACGACCCGAACGGCTACGTCAATGCCGCCGTGTCTTCGGAGCCGAGCGCGGCCATCGGCACAGGCGCTGGCAGCTCGCCGTTTGATGATTTCATGCCGTGGCAGGGCATGGAAGAATACAACATCATCAACGGCGCTGTGTCGTACAAAAAGGGACAGTCCGGATTCTCCCGCACGTCCTACGATACGATGGTCTTTATCCCTGAGTTTTACTACAAGATCGTCTATAACAGCAGCCAGAGCAAGATCTATTACTACGTTGCAAACGCGCCGTTCACCGGCTTTTCCAAGCACCCCGGTTCCGGTCGCTATGTTGGACGATACAATACGATCTCCGGCTATGCTTCCAAATCTGGCGCAAATCCACTGACAAACATCACACGCGCCACAGCCCGCACAAACTCCCGGAACAAGGGCAGCAAGTGGCAGCAGTACGATTATGCGTCGTGGTGCGCGGTCTGGCTGCTCTATCTCGTCGAGTATGCAAACTGGGACAGCCAGAGCAAGATCGGCAACGGTATTGTCGGCGTATCGTCGGTTTCCAAAACAGGCACGACAGACAGCATGACCTACCATACGGGCACGGCAGCTTCGTCCAGAACAAGCGCGGGTGGTGTGCAGTATCGCGGCATTGAAAATCCGTGGGGCAATGTCTACGACTGGCTCGACGGCATCAACTTCAACAACCGCGCGGCTTATATCTGCACCGATCCGTCGAAGTATGCGGATGATACGTCCACCAACTATACATCGGCAGGACTCAGCCTGCCGAGCAGTGACGGCTATATCAAGACGCTTGGTAACTGCACGGCGCTCCCGTGGGCGTTCATTCCGACCGGAACCGGAGGAAGCCAGACAACCTACGTCCCCGACTACGTGTATTCGGACACCGGCTGGCGTCTGCTTGCCGTCGGCGGCTACTTTTACTATTCCGCTGCGTATTGCGGCTTGTTCTTCTTCTGTGGCTACTACGATTCGTCCTACGCGAACTCGAACATCGGCGCCCGCCTCCTTTACGTCCCCTAATGGGGGACCGGGGGCCGCAGCCCCCGCGGGCTTTCGTTTTCAGAGCGGACCGTCTTACGCTCTGGCGCGGCAGCGCCATTCCCTATATATCCGCGCGAAGCGCGGCGCGTATATTTTTTCAAAATAACGTATTTCGTTATTTTCTCCCGTTTTCGGATCTTCCCGACGCATAGACAGTATAATTTTGACGGGATTATCTGCGCAGCTTGTGCGATGGCTTCTAGTTCGCCCGTGTATTCGAACACCGGCTGGCGTCTGCCTGCCGTCGGCGGCTACTTTAACAATTCCGCTGCGAATTGCGGCCTGTTCTTCTTCAATGGCAACTACAATTCGTCCAACGCGAACTCGAACATCGGCGCCCGCCTACTTGTTTGTATGCTCCATTTCTTTGCGCAGATTCTCCCTCACCGCTTGGTGGAAATATTGCCGCTACAGGACGGGCTCTAGTACGGCCGAAAGGTATCTGGAAAGACCCCGATGGCAAACAAGGAGCGAGGCATATGCCAAAAAGAAAAGGATTCCTGTATGAATGGATGTGTGACAAAGAACACATCCGCGAAGCCATTGTGTTTGGCGCGAAAGACAAACACGATCGGCGCGACGTAAGACGGGTGCTGACCGACGTGGACGGCTACACGGACCGCGTCTATGATCTTCTGCAGACGCAGACTTTCGCCCCAGCCCAGCCGAAGAAGCGCAAGATCTTCGACAACAGCAGCCGAAAGTGGAGAGAGATCGAATACGTTCCGTTCTTCCCCGACGGCATTGTCCACACGTTGATGGTCTTGGCGGCGGCGCCGGTCTTCCTGCGCGGGATGAATTACTGGTGCTGCGCATCAGTACCGGGGCGCGGCGGAAAGCACGCGCTTCGGCGCTGCAAGCGTGTCATTCACCACGACAAAAAAGGAAGCCGGTACGTCTGCAAAATGGACGTTCACCACTTCTACCATTCTGTCGACCGCCGCAAGCTGATCTGGATGCTGGCGCACAAGATCAAGGACAAGAAGTATCTAAAGCTGACGTGGGAGATCCTGCAAACCTGCGAACAGGGGCTGGCCATTGGCTTTTTCATCTGCCAGTGGCTCGCAAATTTCTATCTTGAGCCGCTCGACCGTTACATTACGACGCTCGACGGTGTGAAGTACAGCGTGCGATACATGGATGATATTGTCCTCTTTGGCCCGAACAAAAAGAAGCTGCACCGTGCGCGGAAAGCGATTGCCGAGTATCTGCAAAAGCGGCTGCGGCTGCAGATGAAAGGTAACTGGCAGGTGTTCCCCTTAAAAGCACGGCCGCTGGATTACGTCGGGTATCGCTTTTACCGCGATTATACTACCATGCGCCGAAAAAACTTCCTGCGCTTTACGCGCCAATGCCGCAAGGTGCGCAAGAAGATCGAGCGTCACCAGCGGATCGCGTATCGGACGGCATCGGGGCTTTTGAGCCGGATCGGCCAGCTCAAGCATTGCAATTCCGCTGCGGCGCGGAAAAAGTATGTTGACCCCATCGGGGTACGAATCTTGAAGGAGGTTGTGCGAAATGAAAGTAAGAGGCGACAATGCGCCGGCAAATGCGTTTTCGCTGGAGGAGCAGCCTGACAAACCCGGCTACTGCCTTGTGCGGTTCTATGAGAACGTAGCTCCGTTCTCGGAAACGCAGGGCGAGTTGACAGTCTCAGGCTTTGAGTACGACGAATACCATCTGGAGCTTCCGTTCTATGACGGGATCTATGATGATATTCTCGGCAGCTTCGACGGCTATTTCGCGCAGGCGAAGCTGGCCGAAGCCGAAAAGGAGACCATTCCGAAGCTGAAACAGCAGGTAAGCGACCTGCAAAGCGTCAATGAAGGACTGTCCGCACAGATCACGCAGGCGCAGCTTGCGCTCTGTGACGTCTATGAGCTTGTGATCGGAGGTTGATGGATATGGCGAAAGTGTATGCCGAGCTGATTCGAAAGGGGCTGAAAACACTTGATGATGTGCCGGAACGACTGCGCGAGGAAGTCCGGCGTATCCTTGAAGAAGATGAGGTCGAGGGCGTATGAAGCGCCTTCGACTTTTTCTTTTGACCATTCTGTGTGGAAAGGAGGTCGCTGATATGGCAGTCGTGTATGCGACGTTGATCGTCAAGGGCAAAAAGACGCTCGACCAGGTGCCGGCTCTCATCAAGCCGCAGGTCGAGGAAATCCTGAAGGATCTCGAAGTAGAGATCTGACACGCAGCAGGAGGGGCGGCACGGTCTGCCTCTCCTGCATTTTGCAAGTAGAGGTGAAAGTGATTATGACAATCAACGCTGGTGAGTTTCTGATCGCGTTTGTCGCGGCTATGGGGATTCCGTCCGCCATCATGGGCTTTATCGTCTGGAAACTGGAACGGAAAATTGCGGCGCGTGATAAGCGCGCCGAAGAGCAGGATGAAGCGCAGAAAGACTTCTTTCTGCTCATGGTGCAGAGTATAGGCGCAGCAATCGCGCTCGGCGAAGCAACCGCCAAGGCAGTACAGCGCATTCCAGACGCGAACTGCAACGGCGATATGCACGATGCTCTGAACTACGCAGCCAACATCAAGCATAAGCAGAAGGATTTTTTGACAAAGCAGGGCATTCACGCCCTGTATGACTAAGGAGGAACACGATTCATGGAATACAACATTACCACCATCATTCAGGCGGTATTTGCGCTGATCGCAGCAGTCATTACCGTCATTGTCATTCCGTACATCAAGAGCAAGACCACAGCCCAGCAGCAGGCAGAAATCAACGCATGGGTGAAGATTGCCGTATCTGCCGCAGAGCAGATTTACAACGGCTCCGGTCGCGGTCCTGAGAAGAAAGCGTATGTCTTGGAATGGCTCAAGCAGCGCGGCATTACGGTTGACGAAGCCGAACTGGACGCTATGATCGAGTCCGCCGTTTATGAATTGAAAAGCGGCGTTTTGGCTGTCGGTGAGCTTTCGACCTCCGGGGGCGACGAAACATGAGCGTACGCATCGGGCAGGCGTCGCTCGGCGAAACTGGCGCGCATGGGCAGAAACCCGGCAATCAGACCGGTCGCGAATTAAACTTCGCGTATTGGTACTCTGGAAGCTGGCTCGGTGTTCTCCGGTTCAAGGACCGCAGGAAAGCCGAGCTAGCCGCGCAGGCGTGCGAAGCTGGTGTCGGCAACAAGAACATCGGGTACGATCAGGACGGTCGCAACACAGCCTACGTCGCTGCGGAAGCGGTAGACTTCATTCTAAGCAAGATCGCAAAGCCCGTAGAAACGGACTGCAGCGCGTTTATGATGCTCTGCGCAATTTCCGCTGGCGTCGACGCCCTGAAAGAAACCTACCGCAAGCAGGGCAATTCCTGCACGACCTACTGCATGATGCGCTGCTTCCCTGCTACGGGAGAATTTGAATTGCTGACTGACCGGAAGTACCTGACATCTGACGCCTACCTGCGCCGGGGCGATATTCTGGTATCGTCCGGGCATACGGTCATGGTGTTGGAAAACGGAGAAAAGGAGGACGACATGGACAAGGAAACCTTTACCGAGCTGTTCCGCGAAATGCGGAAAGATCTTCAGGACAATGACTGCAGCGATTGGAGCGAAGCTGCTCGCCAGTGGGCAGTCAACAACGGCATCGTGCAGGGCGGCGCACCGCTGCCCGACGGCTCCGCGAACTTCATGTGGCAGGACATGATGACGCGCGAGCAGCTCGTCACGGTTCTTTACCGCTTCGCGCAGAAGCTCGGCATGATCTGATGGCTCAGAAAAAGCGCAGGAGAAAGAAGCTGGACACGAGCAAACTCGTCTGCTTCCTGCTGGTCGGGTCTGGCTTGCTTATCACGCAGGAATGTATTTACCTGATGCGCCTGTGCATCAAGTCCAACTATATGGCTTCTGCCGCTTGGTTGACAGCTGCGCTCAGTCTGGCGCAGGTTATCATCATCACGGGCGGCAAGTGCTATTTTGAGCTGGTCAAGTCCGACCACAAGCGTGGCGGCATCACGTTTGAAGCCGCCAAGGCAAACGGCTTTCAGGAGCAGGACGCATCGGACAACGTGGACAGCGCCTTTATCTGAACACACGAACAAACCCCTCGCATGGCAGAAGTGTCATGTGAGGGGTTTTCTTTTTTGCGCGGCTCTGGCGGCTCGCTACGCCGTTTTTATATCTGCCCATTGATTCTCTCGTCGCTTTGCGCTGCCTAAACTTGCAAGTCCAGCAGCGACGCGACAGAGGCGCTTATCTTGAAATGCTCATTCGCGCGGCACACTATTCTTCGATTCGCTCCCACCCGGCGTCTTCCAGATCGTCAAAGCCGTTCCAGACATCTTCCATGACAAGCTGCTTTTTCTTGTCGACGATCAGACACGCAGCTTCGTCGCCGAACTTTCTGCTTTCGAGTAGAAACAGGTGCGCGGTAAGTGTCTGTGGCTCGCCGTTCACGTCCGGGGTAATCTGAAAATCACCTTCGTCAATGATGTACCACGTTCCCTCGTGGCCATCAATCTTAATATTGTCGCTAATCCAACTCAGCATGTGCCATCGTTCCGGTTCTCTCACGATTGCCCACGTGCTGAGCGAATCCTGCTTATGCGCGAAATCTTCGATGGCCTCAACCGTTCCGCAAGTATCGCAGATGTAGCAGCCGACACGGCGGCTGAGGGCATTGCGCGTGACACTCTCTGCGTCCATTGTCATCTTCCCGCAGCGGGGACACGCGAAGTGTCCGCTCTGCTTCTTGGCAAATTCGGCAATGAGAATCCGCGCCAGCGTTTCCTCGTTTGGTTCGATACTTTCGACTTCCCATGCCTCGCGGCCGTCGGCTTTGGCTTTTTCTCGTGCCTGCTGCTGATCCACTGCGAACACGGCGGCGGTGATCCGCTGGCCGTTGTCACGATTGCGATAAGTGACTGTCCAAGATTTGTTCTCCATGACGGCTCCTTTCACTCGATAGCAGCTTCGATGCTGCTGATGACTTCTTCCAGACTGTCTACGGCGCTGGAAAGATTGTCGCAGGCTTCATCGGCCTTTTCATAGCGTTCGCTTTCCTGCATATTCTCCGGGATGTTGTCTCGGTATTCTTCTTCCTCGGCCTGAAGATCTTCGAGACTGCCTTTCAGCTCCTCCAACCGGTCGATGATGGCCTGCAAATTTTTACGGCGGATTTTATTCATGATTTACCCTTTCAGCCCTCGTAACCTCCGGGGCGGGACTCTATTATGTCAGCTTGAATACCGTGTAGCAGTAATTTCCGTCTCCGTCGAGGACAGTTTCGGCCGTGCAAAGGTGCGAAAGCGCGATGCTCATCGGCGATCCGTAAGTTCCACGTTCCCACAGCCCAGCGCGTTCTGCCATGTTCCAGAAACAGCCGACCTCAATTCCGCCGCCGGGAAATGGATGATGCTTTGTGAACCGCGCCCGGATGAAGTTTTCACACCACTCGACTTTTACGTTTTTCATTTGGTTTCCTCCTTGCCCTTATGCGTTCTGTGGCTGGATGTCATACGCTTCAGCTCTTTCGACTTCGCCGCCAATCTCCCATGAGTACCCTTTGCCAGTGGCTGCGATACAGAAAGCGACGTCTGTGACGATCTTGCCGTTGTCGCCTCCCTCCATAGGGATGATGTTCTTCAGGGCGGGCGCAAAGCCGAAGGTCATTTTCACGGCGTCTCTGGCAGCTCTCTTGTAATCCATAGCAGTTATCTTCTTCATGGTGCGGATTTCCCCTTTCAACGCAGCCGATAGGTTCTGTCCCGGTAGCTGACGCAATATGCGTTGTCATACTTGAAAACCATTACGTAGGCCGTGGCAATGCGGTTGGCCCCAAACTTGCGGCGGATAACGCGCTTGGCAATCTCGATGGCCTCACCGGTAAATGTTTTGCTTTTGGAAGAACACTCCTTAGCGATGTACCGCTTGAGGCGCAGCTCTGCAGCGGCCTTCGCCTCGGCCTCGGTGCCGTACTGCGTACCGCTTACGCGGTTTTCACCGATTTTGAAAAACCGTTCCTGCTGGAGGACTTCGAGCCGGTTGTTCCAGAGCGTCGCCCAGTTGTCGTTGTTGTTGGGGCGGACATCGGCATCCAGCGCCTTGCCGACGATGATCTCGACGCCCTCAACGTTTGCCGCGTAATCAGAGAAGCGGTCTACTAAGATGCGGACGATCTCTTTGCCGTCCGTAAGATCGATCTTTGCGGTTTCGCCCTGACTGCCGCTCATGGAAGCGGTATTGATGGAGTAGCCCTTGGCCAGCCACTCGGCTACGATCTCGGTAAATCTGCGATTGATGTCAGCGTATTTCATTTTGTGTTCCTCCTTGATATTTTTGCCTTACTCGGTTATAATCAAGGTGGCCGGGGTAAGGCTCCCGGCTCACCTTTTGGGGTGTTTGAGTAGCGGGTCTGTGGAAGGGGCCGCTACTCTTTTTATTTACTCATCCATGATGCGCTTGACGCTTTCGCGGAGTTCTTCGAGCGTTTCGCACTTCTCGATGAGTTCGAGGATTGCTTTCAGCAACGCCTCGGTGATGTTCACGTCGTTCATTCACCTCGCTCCTTTCAAAAAGCTGTTCGGCTTTGCCTTACACTCATATATTAAACCATTTAGTTGAAAATGTCAACCCTTTATTTTAACTTTTTCAGATATTTTTGAAAAAATTTATTTGACAATATCAACCGAACGGTTTATTATATGAGATATGAAAGGAGTGACGATATGACAGCGAAACAGGTTGTCGAAATGGCTGTAGCATACGCAGGCATTACGAACTCTGAATTGGCTCGTCGGCTAGGTTGGTCACCGCAGCTTTTGAACAAGCGGCTGAACACGGGCAAATTCACCGTTGAAGAATGGGTGCAAATCGGAGAAGCGCTTGGAGCAAAAGCCAGAGTTGGATTCGATTTCCCCGATGGGAAAGAGATATAGGAGGATACCATGTACGAAGATTTCAAAGATCACGGCATTCGCAGAACAATCGTATCTTTTGACCCGTTCTTGAAGCGTGAGGACGTGCGCGGTCTGACCGACGCGCAGGTTGGCAAAAAGTTCGGTCTGGCAACAAAGACAATCAAGGCGATGCGGCTGCATCAGGACGTTCCCTTTGAGACAATCCAGATCCTGTGCCATCAGCTCCAATGCCAGCCCGGCGAGATTCTGAACGCCATAGAGGTCTATACGATTCCTGCAAAAGGAGAAAGCCCGGACGCATGGTAAGCGTCCGGGCTTTGGGGAGCAAGTCAGCGTTTGGTATGTAATTCAAAGCCGGTCCGTGTCCGTACCCGCGGCTCACTATTCGGTATGCGGATAATCAGATCTTCGAGATCACAGCCCAGTGCTTCGCATATCAAATCCAGATGCTCAAGGTTGACGCGCTCGGCAAATTCGTGGTAGTAGTCGTTGATGGTGGACGGACGTATGCCAGTTGCGCGAGCGAGATCAGCCTGCGTCCAGCGCCTTTCGCCGAGGCGCGTGGACAGTAAAATCCTAATCATAGCCATGCTCCTTTACGAGAAAATATAACAAGTATTTTCTCATTTTGCAGGAAGATGGTAGATTATAACGGAATACGTTATGCAAAAAGCATCCCCACCGGCGCGCATAAAAACGCTGGTGGGGATTATTTTATGCAGCAAAAAGCAGCAGCCGAAAAAGCTGCTGCTTTTAATTACCCACAAACAGAAAGTGGGCTGAGTAATACGAATCCGTTCACGGTGAGGACGATGGTGATCTCCTGACCGTCTTGAGTTCGTATAACTCGCGTGTGGTGACCCGTAAGAGAGTCTTTAAGAACTTCCCGGATATTTTCGCCGATCTCCGATTCTATTTCGCTCAGAGAATATTTTACTACGCTGTCTTTTCCGGCGTAGTAATAGTCAATGCCGATGTAATCATCCCACAGATATACCGCGCGGACGAACGTATCAATCAGCCGCTTTTGATACGTCTTGCTGTGAAGATTCCCTTCCCGAAGACTTGTCAGGAAATAAACCACACGCTCTTTTTCAAGCAGTTCGCCCTCACTGATTGCCTTTGCATCCCGAATAGACTGCTCCAATGTGGCAATGTCCGCCTCCAACTCCAACAGGCGGTTTTTTGTCGTAGCGGTAAAGATGCCCTGCTCAATGGCGGTCATAATGTTCTTCGTTGCCTTTCGATCCTCGGCAAGTTCGGCTTCCATCGCGTCAATTTCAGACTGACCGCTGGATTCCTTTGCCAACTTCACGGCGGCTGTTGCAATCCAGTCTATAATGTCTTCCTTAAATACGATCTGCTGCGTCAAAGCAGCCACAGCATATTCAATGCTGTCCCTACGGACATTTTCTTTTTTGCAGCCGCTCCCGGAACGACGCCCGTTGCAGTTATAGTAATAATGCTTATCGCCTGTTTTGCTGGTGCCGGAAACTCCCACCATGAACGATTCACAGTAGCCGCATCGGAGTTTCCCAGTCAAGAGATAATCGCCGTTTTCCCGATGCCGACCGCGTGGGTTCTTCTTTGTTTCCAGATACTTTTGCATCGCAATGAATACCTCCCGTTCCAGAATCGGCGGAACGCCTCCCTCCTTGACAACGCCGGAATGCCGGTAGACGCCGATATAGACATCGTTCGTGAGTATGCGGTGAAAGCTGCACTTGTTCCAAAGACTTCCGTGCTTTGTCCTGACGCCGCGCACGTTCAGATCACTTGCAATGTCTGCAAACGAAACGCCCTCCAGCACCTTATCGTAAATGCCGCGCACGATCTCCGCCTCTTTTGGCTCTATTGCATACCGACCGTCCGGTCCGCTTACATATCCAAGCGGAAGTGCGCCGTTTACCTTGCAGTTTTCTGCGTTGTCGAGCATTCCGCGTTTGATGTCCTCTGCCATGTTCTCGCTGTAGAACTGGTTGACATTCATCATCGTGCGCAAGGCGAATCGACCGGCAGCAGTATTGCCGAATTCTTCTTTCGCATACAAGGTTTCAATGCCGTATTTGCCAAGTCGGTCTTCATACTTGAGCGCATTCAGCATATCACGCGCAATGCGGTTCGACTTGTATGCAACAACAACAGAAAAGCTGCGCTTTTCTGCGTCACGCATAAGACGCTGGAACTGAGGCCGCTTGTCAGTCCGCCCCGAAAGAGCCTTATCTGCATAAACGTGAACGACTTTGATTCCATTGAGTAACGCGAAAGTCATGCACTCTTCAACCTGCTGCTCAATGCTCTCCTCTTTCTGGTTGTGGGAGGAATACCGGGCATAGATTACGCCAATCCGCTCAAGCGGCAAGCATTCAGTTTTCTTTGTGGAACGTGCCATAGAATAGACCTCATAAATCGCTTTTCATTTATAAGCTTCAGCTTTGGCAGCAAGCCACTTTACAATATACCCATACAGCGGCTCTGGTATGGTTTCTGCAGATGGAAGTTCGTCTGGCAAAATAATCTTATACATTCCCGAGTTTTCTTTATGTATCTTGCCTGTCCCTCCATCGTCTTTTTTGTATTCATAAGAGTCCTCTTGTTTGAGCGATACAGAAATAGTGACTTCGCCTCCAGCGAATGAGTAGCGGCATTTATCAAACGGACTAGATATAAAAACAAAAGAGATTGTTTTCTTAGAATCAAGAGACCCTAAGCGGTAAGCCGACTCAAAATCATACTCATTCTTTTCATTGGTAATATACGCATTTGCCGATATGTCTTCCTCTCGAAGCCAATGAAATTCAGCGTCATCAAGATCGGATGCGTCAACATCTATTATGACATAAAGCGTGTAAGCATAGTTGCTTGTTTGTACTTCGTATGCAGTCGCGTCCTTGATGAAAACACTTTTCCCATTGTAGGAAATCGCGCACGGAAGTTCTTTGGCAAATTCGGTATTCCCTCGATCCGAATTTGAATAGAAGTTTCCGGCTTCGTTTAAACCACTTTCCAAGTTGTACGCATTCTTTTTGTTGCTACATCCGGCGAAAACTATGATGATGGTCAATGCTAAGAGAAAAGATGTCATCTTTTTTATGCTCATCTTCATTTCCTCCTGTCGAAATCAAAAGAATGTTATATTTTCACGAAATCTGCCATCACGCCATACTGTGTGTTATAATCATAATTGCGCCGGCAGCAAAAAGGAAAGGAGTACCATCATGCACTGGGAACATCAAAGTGTGGAACAACTATGCCCGAAGACATTTCTCGCAGCAGAACTCTTTTCTATGCTGACCGTGGAAGAAAGAGAGTTCATCATTGCTCTGATAAAATCCCTTTCATTGCACGAACAATAAGGTCTTTTTGTTCGTTACCCAACTGTTCAAAAAGCCGCACAAATTCCTGATCGAGCCTATCCTCATCCATGGGGATAGGCTCTTTTTTGTCTTCTGTCCACCCCATAAGATAGTCAACTGACGTATGAAGCGCCTTTGCAATAGGAACAAGATGATTGATAGGGAGCTTTTCAATTTCGCCATTCTCATAGCGGAACATAGTAGAGCGAGAAACGCCAATTCTTTCTGCAACATCTTCCGCTCTGAGGCCGAGGTCTTTTCGGCGCTGTTTAATTCGTTCTGCGGTAGTCATATTAACCCCCTCCGTGTTTATAGCCTCAGTATAACACCTGTGTTGCAGATTTGCAACAAAAACGTTCGCATTTTTGCAACTTTCTTATTGACAAACGCAACAAGCGGTTGTATTCTTGAAACATGAAGTCGCGTAAATGCGATTACAGAAAGGAGGTGCGAGCCATGTATCATGTAGATGTCAACAAGCTGAATGGCAAAATCGCCGAACGTAATACAACAAAAGAAGCTCTTGCCGATGCAATCGGAATCAATCGGAGTACTTTTTACCGCCGTTTGAAGGCTTCTACGCTTACAATTCGTGATATTCACGGGATATGTAAGGAACTTTCGCTCACCGCCAACGAGGCAGTCGAAATTTTTTTGGCTGCATAGTCGCATAAATGCGATTACAGAAAGGAGGGACGTAGTCAATGCCAACAGCCGAAGCCATTCATATCAACCCGGAAGAGATTCCTGCCTTTCGCCGGGATGAGTTGGCACAGTGCATTCTCGATCTGATGGAACAGGCGTTTTCTGTTCCGGGCGAAGAAGAACGCTACCAGCAATGGCTCATCGGTTATCGGGAACGGAAGCGGCGACGCACGACAGAAGAAAGGAGATGAAAGCAATGGCATATTACTGGACTTGCCCCGAATGCGGTAGCAACAACGATCCGGGCGAAGCCTGTGATTGCCAAACCGAAAAAACAAACGGGGCCGCTCCGCTGGCACGGAAACAGCCCCAGGCACAAAGACCTACCTCGATCATAGCAGTGAAAAATCTTATCGTCAAGGAGGAATGCAGATGCCGAACAATCTGAAAGAGCTTCGGCTAAAAACAAAAACTCCCGCAAAAGAAATGGTCGCTGTCGTGCAGACCATTTACCCCAAGTACGACATGACGAGCCAGAGCAAGTGCGAGAACAGCGACGCCTACGGGATTTGCCTGACGCAGAAAGCCATGAAGGCCCTCTACGCCAAGTTCGACCCGGACGGCAGCATTCGCAAGCACCTCCGCACAGCCGATCAGCACCGGCTCAAGGATAAGCTCCACGCAAGAATCACCGCCGATGAGGCCTCCCAGCTCCGAGCGCACCTTGCCGCTGATGGCTACGACACCGTGCAGGATTGGCTCACAGATGTTGTACGCGATTACATCAAGAAAGGAGAATCCGAATGAAAGGCGTTGTCGTGACAACGAATCACGAGGTTCGCGTTGAGGATTTCAGCGACCCCCTCTACAAAACCGTTGGCTCTGCCGTTGGTGGCTACATCGAGCACGTTCACCCGATGCGTCTTGCCCGGCCGCTTTGCATGATCGTCAACGAAGAAGGACGGCTGCTGGATCTTCCATTGAATCATATTGGCTCTTTCTTCTATGGCACAGACCAGCACGGCGAGCCGATCGTCGGCAACATCGTGGTCATGAAAGACGGCTACCGTAACGGCGAACCGGACATTGTCGGCCTCGACGATTCGGAGGTCGAGCGAGTCAAATACACCATTTCCACACTGATGAGCATGATGAATTTGCAGCCGAAAGGAGACAACACATGATCGTAAACGTTCATTACATCGACGAAAAGACCGGCACCATCCGCAGCAGCGGCACTTACAGCTACCGCTGCAGCATCCCGAACGCCTCCGTCGGAATGGAGGTCATCGCCCCCACGGCCAAGCGCGAGGCCCGCGCCGTGATCTGCGAGATCGACGTCCCGGAAAGCCGCATCGACAAGCGGATCTTGCCGCTTCTGAAAGAGATCACGCAGGAGGCGCCCGCCGATGGAGAATAACCTGATTGTCGTTAAGCAGCTCCCGATCATCGAAGATCAGCTTCGGCAGGTCAAGACTTCTGTTGACGAGCGTGTTGCGCAGGTGCTGGCGCTGGCCTGCACCGAAGCTACCTACAAGGACGTCAAGAAAGCCCGCGCCGAGCTGAACAAAGAGTTTCAGGATCTGGAAGCCCGCCGCCGTGAAGTCAAAAAGGCCATCCTTGCTCCGTATGAGGCTTTTGAAAAGCTCTACAAGGAATGTGCGGCCGACGCTTTTACCAAGGCAGACGCTGAGCTGAAAGCCAAGATCGCTTCCGTTGAGAACGGCATCAAGGGCGCGAAGCGTGACGAAATCGTCGCGTTCTACAACGAATACCGCGCCAGCTTGAATATCCCCGAAGACATCGCGCCGTTTGAGCGCTGCGGCATCAATATCACGATGTCCGATTCTCTTAGAAAGCTGCAAGGACAGGCTTCCTTGTTCTTGCAGAACGTTTCAAACGATTTGCGGATGATCGAAACGCTGGAGCACAAGGATGAGGTCTTGGTCGAGTACCGCAAATCGCTTTCCGCACCGGAAGCGGCCCTGATCGTTGACCGGCGTCACAAGGAGATGGAAGAAGCCGCTCGCCGCCGCGCAGCTATGAAATCTGCGCAGGATATTCAGGAGGCCGCGCAGGCCAAAATCGAAGAAGTTCTGAACGAAGAACCGCCTGCCCCCGTTTCTGCACCCGTCGAGCAGCCCATTCCCACCGAGGTGCCTGCTGAAAAGATCTATCAGGTTTCGTTCCGCGTCCGCGGCGGCATTGACAAGCTGAAAGCACTCAAAGAATTTCTCGTAAATGGAGGTTACGACTATGAGCAGTTCTAACATCGCGCCTGCGAAGAAGCAGACGTTCTCCGTCGCTATCACCACGGAAAACTACAGAAACCTTATAAACAACACGCTGAAAGAACCGGGGCGCGCAAACCGCTTCATCGCATCGATCACGTCCGCCGTCGCTATTACCCCGGCGCTTCAGACTTGTGACCCCGGCTCCATCCTCGCCGGTGGTCTGCTGGGCGAAGCCCTGAATCTCTCTCCTTCGCCGCAGCTCGGCCAGTATTATCTCGTTCCGTTCAAGCAGAAAGCCAAGTATGACCGTGAAGGTCACCTGCTTTCGCCCGAATGCTCCAAAGCACAGTTTGTCCTTGGTTACAAGGGATATATCCAGCTTGCGCTTCGCAGCGGCCAGTATCGGAAACTAGGCTGCATGGAGATTCGGCAAGGCGAATATTTGGGGAAAGATCCCGAAACGGCAGAACCGCGATTCAGATTCATTGAGGATGACGATCTGCGTGAAAGGCTTCCGATCGTTGGCTACATGGCGCACTTCGAGTACCTGAATGGTTTCCGGAAGCGCATCTACTGGTCGCGTGAAAAGGTTCTCAACCATGCGGATACATATTCGCAGGCGTTCAGCAAGGATGCCTATGAAAAAATCCAGAACGGTCAAATTGCCGACAAGGATATGTGGAAGTACTCCTCGTTCTGGTACAAGGACTTTGACAGCATGGCTCAGAAAACGCTGCTTCGCCAGCTTATCAGCAAGTGGGGCATCATGTCCACAGAAATACAGCAGGCGTTTATTGATGACGGATCTGTCCTGACTGCTGACCCGAGGACTGGTGAAATCATTACCGACCATTCCGACGAGCTGGAGCTTACGACCGACGCCCCGCAGCCGGCCGTTGAGGGCAGCGCCCCGGCGCAACTTCAGGAGAACGCCGGTGAACCGGAGCAGATTGACCTCAATTCGCTGTAATGAGTGTTCCGTACGAAGTCCTTGCAACCGGCTCCACCGGCAACGCCGTTGTGATCGACGGGCAGATTCTCGTCGACTGCGGCGTTCCGTACAAGGTCGTGAAGCCAGTTGCAAAAGCTCTCAGGCTTGTTCTGCTGACACACTGGCACGGAGATCATTTCCGGAAAAGCACGCTCCATGCCCTCGCAGCGGACCGACCGGCGCTCCGTTTCGGCTGCTGCCGATGGATGGTGCGGCCTCTGGTGGAAGCTGGCGTCAAGCCCGCAAACATCGACCTGTACGATTTTGACCACCGATATAGCTACGGTGATTTTACGGTCGAGCCTGTGCCACTGGTGCATGACGTTCCGAACTGCGGCTACAAGCTGCTGCTTCCGGCCGGAAAGGTCCTCTACGCCACTGACACAAACAACCTGAACGGGATCTCGGCGCCGAACTTCGACCTCTACCTGCTGGAATCGAATTACGAGGACGAAGAAATCCAAGCCAGAATCGCAGAGAAAAAGGCGAACGGCGAATTCGTCTATGAGCGGCGGGTGCTTGGAACGCATCTTTCCAAGGCCAAATGCGACGATTTCATTTATCGGAACATCGGACCGACCGGCGAGTACGTTTACCTGCACGGCCATGTCGAGGAGGAAAAAGCGTGAACGGTTTCCTGAAAGACATCACCTACGCCCGCAGCGGCGAATATATCCTGTCGATCTACACGCGGGAAAGCTGCAAGGATCTTTGGAAAAACTTCGGCGAGCGGCCGATCACGTTCTCCATTGCAAAGAAAGCTGATCCTCGTGGGCTTCGCGCCAACAGCTACGCATGGGCACTCATTGAGCAGCTCGCGGCCAAGCTGAAAACCGACAAGGAATCCGTCTACGAGGAAATGATTCGGCGCTACGGTGTCGGTGAAAGCTACATCGACGAAGCTGGGAACGAATGCAAGGTGCTGTTTTCCCTGCGCGACGGTGTGCCGCCGCGGCTTGTGGCCAGACACTATGCCGAGATCGGCGTCGGCTACATCGAGGGCAAAAAATTCATCCACTACCGCGCCTTGAAAGGCACAAGCGAGTACACCGCTGCCGAGATGGCTGCGTTCCTCGACGGTATCATCGCCGAGTGTGAGGAACAAGGTATTCAGACCGGCCCGCCCGAAAAAACAGATCAGTACAAGGAGGCGAAGAAGCCTTGACCGTTTATTGCGATTACTGCGGCCACAAAGCCGCGCTGGTCGATGATTCCGAGATCTATGGCCGCAGCTTCGGCCACACCGCGTATCTCTGCAGAAACTGCGGTGCATACGTCGGCTGCCATGGCCGAACAGACAAGCCCCTCGGCCGTCTGGCCGATGCCACGCTCCGGAAATGGAAAATGGCAGCTCACGCCTCGTTCGACCCTCTCTGGAAAACCGGGCCGTTCCGTGGGCGGCGCAAAGCCGCCTACGGCTGGCTCGCTGGACAAATGGGACTTCCGGTCGAGAAGACGCACATCGGTATGTTTGACGTGCCTCAGTGTCAGGAAGTCATCAAGATCATTGAAAAAGGAGATTTCAAAAATGCTCAACTTTGATAAGAAAGACGCTCATGTTTATCCGTTCGACGAATCGCCCGGCGCCGGTATCATCATGGACGTCGATCTGGAACAGCTCATCCGCGAGTCCGAGCGGCTGCGCGTCTGCAAAGCAATCTTCAACTCCTCCAGCATTGAAAACTGGCATCTGCGTGACGCGCTCGAAGCTGTTCTTGCAGAACCTAGCGTTGCCCCTGCCAGCAACGATGTTCCAGAACCGTGCATTCCAGCGCAGGAGGCCGATCATGCTTAACCGCATTGTTCTCATGGGACGTCTGACGCGCGACCCAGAGCTTCGCCGAACGCAGAGCGGCACGGCGGTTGTCTCCTTCTCCATCGCCTGCGACCGCGATTACGCGGCGCAGGGCGCGGAGCGGGAAACGGATTTTATCGACATTGTCGCGTGGCGCGGTACGGCTGAGTTCGTAGAGAAGTATTTCAGCAAGGGGCGCATGATCGTCGTGGGCGGTCGGCTTCAAATCCGTAACTGGCAGGACAAGGAAGGCAACAAGCGCCGCTCGGCCGAGATTCTTGCCGACAGCGTTTACTTTGGCGATTCTAAGCGCGACGGTGACGGCGGCAAACCCAAGGGCGAGCCGACCTACGACCCGACCGGCGGCTTCTCGCAGCTCGCGGACGATGACAGCGAATTGCCGTTCTAAGGAGGTCTCTCATGGCAACAGGCAAAAGATTCTACTGGATGAAGCTCAAGGAGAGCTTTATGACCTCCGACACCATTGACTACTTTATGTCACAGCCAGACGGTGCAAACTACGTTGTTCTCTATCAGATGCTTTGTCTCAAGACCATCAACACCGATGGTCGCTTATCTCGACAGATTGGTGAGGTCGTTATCAAATACGACATTCCGAAAATCCAGCGCGATCTCAAATGGTTCTCCGCGGACACAATCCGCGTGGCGCTCAATCTCTATAAATCCTTTGGTCTTGTCTACGAGGACATCGACGGCGTTCTTGTTCTCGCAGATCACAACAATCTTGTTGGGTGCGAGACAGACTGGGGCGAAAAGAAGCGCAGGCAACGTAATTCCCCGGCGCTCCAAAGTGGGGACAATGTCCCCACTGATGTCCCCACAACTGTCCCCACAGAGATAGAGAATAGAGATAGAGATAAAGAGATTAGAGATAAGAGTTTAGATAAAGACACAGATATAGAGGATACGGAGGATTCTTGCGCAGAGCCGGAAACCGTCTCCGCGCCGCCGATCATCAGCATCATTCTGAATGACAAGTCGCTCTTTGATGTGTCTCCGGAGGATTACAACCGCTGGTGCGAGTTGTACCCAGCCGTCAATGTCATGCAGGAGCTTCGGAAAATGTCGAGCTGGAGCACCGACAATCCCAAGCGGCGCAAGACGAAATCGGGAATCCGCCGGTTCATCAATGCTTGGCTTTCCAAGGAGCAGGACAAGGGCGGGCAGTATCGTTATCAGGGTGGTAGCTCCAGCGGCAACGTGTTTACCGACATTGCGGAGGGAATGAGAAATGGACAGGCTTGAAACAGCTGACATTTTGGCAGTTCTGAAAGCCGCCTATCCCCAGTTTTACAACGGGCTTAGCCCCAAGGAGGCAAACAAGATCGTCGATCTCTGGGCTGAGATGTTCAAGGATGAGCCCGTCATGGTCGTTGCCGTTGCAGTAAAAGCCATGATCGCCTCACGGACAAACACGTTTCCACCGAACATCGGCGAAGTCAAAGAGCAGATCGCGAAAATGCGCATGCCAAAGGAAATGACTGCTGCCGAAGCGTGGACGCTGGTCTATCGGGCGATTGCAAACAGCGGCTACAACGCGAAAGAAGAATACGACCGTCTGCCACCTACGATTCAGCGGCTTTTTGGTTTTCGCCCCCCCCCCCCGCGAAATCGCAAGCA